GTTTGGGCATGTAACTCATGTATCCCATGTCCACATAACGAGCACACCCAGGACGCTCTGCGTTATTATAACTAAACATAGCTACTCCACCCGGACGCAGAACTTTATATATAGATTCTAAATATTGTTCTAATAGATCAAATGGTAGATAATTAAACACATTCCAAGCAAACACAAAACCAAATTGATTTTGTGGTAACATACTTAGATCTGTTTCACTGGTAATATAGCTTCTTAATTTATTTTGATAAACATCATTGAATTTGGTCTTTGTTTCTATTAAAAATTCATCATGTATATCAACCAAATAGAGGGGTTCACTGGCTACTAAGTGTTCAGTCCATACACCAGCACCGGGCCCTATTTCTAAACCAGGATATTGCCAATTGACATATTTCCCAATTTGTGCTAAGATTGCCTCGGTAGTTGTATCATCAGTAATTGGCATTACCCTAGTTCTCTCGTCTTGTGGATTACAGCGATCTATGGCCTTATAGTTACCGTAAACAGAATAACCTCGGTTATAATAATCTTTAGTGATATCCGATATATTATCACTAATTTTTTCTAAGATTGAAACATTAACCGCAGTTAACTTGGTTATCTGATCTTCAATTTGAAGACATTGATTTATTAAATCTGACAAATCACTTGCATACGTAAACGGAGAAGTCAGATGCCAGTAATATTCTTTTAATTTTGTCAAAGACTGAAACATTCCGTCAATACGGTCAACACTCTGTAGATTAACTTTTAATCGAGTTAATTCTTCAAGAGATAACTTTTCCTTTTGTTGTAAAGGTGCTAGGTTAGTTAATTGGATTTGTTTATCTCCCATAATCGGATCACTTAAAATGCCAACTAAATCGCCATAGTTAGGATGATCTTCCATCCACACGGCGTGTTCAACAAAGCGATTCTTATTGCCATCCCACCACTTGCCCCAATCAGTTACTTTTTGAAATGCTATCTCATCAAATCCTATACGCTTTGTTAACCGAACATACTCGTGAATATCCTGATAATTGGTATTTTGTACTACAAAATTGGCTACAATTTCCATATCGCTGTAGTATTTTTGTTTCCATTTAACTATATATTCACTACTTTCGATTAATTTATCCCAATCACCTTGGCGTCTGGTAATAGCATAGGTCTCAGGAGTTCCGGCATCAAAACTAATCTTAAAACGTTTTACGTGTTTATGGATTCCCTTCATACGATCCCAATGGCTAGCCACTAAGATACCGTTAGTAACAATCTCAATCTCAATTGGATCATCATCAGTAAGCTGTAGATTTTCTAAGATGTTACGATATACATGACTAGCAAACGGATCACCGTCACCACTTAAGGTAAATTTTAAGAAATGGTGATGATTTTGAATTAATTTAGTAATATGACGACTAATAGTCATACGCTTCTCAAATTCTTCACCTTTATTAACGAATATCATTTCATTACGACAACTAGGACAGCTTAAGTTACAGCTATCATCTATAGCAAATACAATCCAATTAACTGTATCGGGGCGGTGCTCGATTCTATTCTCTAAACGATCAGATTTGATTACATGACAGGTATTTTGATCACAATACTTATAAGTACCATCAATGATACTGGCTTGTATTTCGCGAGCCTTAGGACTCTGTACAATTTCAGTTAAGCTGTTAAAATCTAAGATATTACCTACACTAATAGGCAACCATGCTTGACATACACATACAAAGCATTCACCGTTACTATCAATAGTTACGCTATTGAACGGGTGGTAACAATACTTGCCAGTTAGTTGTAGATTTTTAGTAAAATCCATACCGTAACGATGATAAGAATCTTGACTCTTGGTGTCCACGTCAGCTACTGTGAGTTGAGTTCTAGGTAGCTGACGCAATGCTTCTATGTTTACTAATTTAATTTCTGCCATATTATTCAAAACTAAACAAATTATCAAAGGTTGTCTTAATATCAGTATTGTTAGGAATATCCCAATCCAACACCCCTAATAGATTTTCTACCTTCTGATCTACAATAGTAGTTTCCATCAGCCCATCATCAAACGGTAGGTCTTTAAACCACTGTGGAATGTGTGCTTCATCCGTTGGATAGCCAACACTAGTATAACCCAGCGGGTTGTCTTTGAGTTTACACACAATAGTTTTCATACCATCAACAATGCTAGTTGAATAGTTATCACCATGCATACGTTTTAGGTTATTCCAATTAAGCGCGGCACGCACATGTCCGGGCATGTTGGCTCGGCCTAATCGTTCTTCTTCCTTGCCATACTTGGTCAAGTTGTTTACACGTTTAGGTGTGCCTTTTTCCCAAGCTGGACGTTCTTGGAATAGCAATTTAAACTCTCTAACCTTATCATAGATGTGTTCTTTTTTACTACCTGTTAAGACATCTAACAAGATATCACTTAAGAAGTCCTGTACAACCTTAGGAGTATCTGAACGTTTTAAGTCTAAGCCCATGGCTTTTACTTTGCCCGGTTTACCGTGTTGATCCAACCGTTTACCTTCAAGGTCAACAATCAATACAGCATAGCGTTTCTTTTTAATAAACAAACCTTTTTCGGCTACTAGTTCACGCCCACCTTTAATAACTTCGCCCATATCACGCGGTACGTGGAAGCTACGTTCCATCATGGCCGGGAAACTATCATTAACTTGATCAGCAATATTATCGTATAGTTGAATAGCAATGTCTTTTGACCATTCCATCTTACCTGCGGCTACTTCATCTTTAACTGCAGGCCACGCACTAAAATAACATGAGTCAGTATCACCGTAGATAATAGCTTCACCGGTATGATCATATACTCCCGTAATACATTCATTAACAAACGCATCCATGTGTTTAGCAATAGTTCTGCCCGTTAGCGTAGTACTTTGTCCAATACGTTTATCAAAGAAACGACAGCCCGGATTCAATAAGGCACCGTACAAACTGTTCAAGTTAATCTTCTTAACCAACTGTCGTTTATCCCAGAACGCAATCTCTTCTGGGTCTGTACACTCTTTCTTCTTAGCCTGTAGTTCTTTACGTTCAGCATACCAACGCTTTAACAAGCTAGGTACAATGGCTTCTGTAGCAAAGCTAAAGATAGTACCGTTAGCACTAAGAATCCACGGTTGGTTGCTGTCAAATATTAATTTCCAAACTTCTGTGGCGCTGTGTACTGTACTTTCGCCAGATGCTTCCCAGTCAATAGTAATTTCAACACCCGGTTTATTTTCCATAACAGCTTCATACTCTAAGGTACCAAACATATTTTCCCATGCGTCGGCAAAACTACTATTAGCATCAATCTTTTCTTTGATGTAATGATCGGTCATTATAGGACGAAGTTGTCCCACAATGGTTTCAGGACCCATGTTCAGCGCACGAATCGCACTAGGATACAGTGAGTTAATGTCAATGGCGCCAATGTAATCATGCATGCCTTTTTTAGGATGTGCTACATAAGCACCAGCCGCTTGCGTATCACCTTGATCATCACGACCTTTGCGGTTCATTACTACCATACCCTGCTGGTGTGCTTGGTTAATGATGGCCTGCTCTGTTACTGCTACCGCGCCCATTGTAGTCTGTAGTAACACTGTGTTATCATGTGCTAGTTCGTTAGCAAGGTCTAAGAAGCGTAGTTTCTTATCTAGTTTACCTAACAACATAGTATCTTGACGGTTGTATTCGATAAACTTAGGAAAATCTTTATTATACAGCTGATCTAACGTACCTTCGTATTGTGTTTTACGTTCATCTAGTTCATATTCACCAATGGCATCCAAACTATAACTATGACGCTCTTCATAGGTGTACTTGCGATATAACTGCATATAGTCTAGATGTACACGACCAATTAGGTCAAAGGTTAAGTTAGTAGCACCAAAGCGTTCAAAGTCACGTTGTTTGGGATACTGCCCCCACAGGCACATACGGCGTGTGTCGTCTTTGCTTAGAACACGGGTAATACGCCCAATGGTATAGGGTATATCATAACCCTCACTGTTCCACCCACTCAATATGTCCGCATCATCAATTAGGTTAAGGAATGTATCTAACATATCCTCTTCACGATCAAACAAGAAGCAGTTGTCGTATTGCTTACATATTTCTTCAGCAGTTTCCCAACTATAGCTCTTAGGCGGAATTACTAAGGTAACTAACTTGTCTAGCCAATCTAAGTAAACTGATATGGCTGTAATAGGATTGAATGGATCGTTTGTTGGAGCATAGCCGCGTTTTGGGTCAAAGTCGACCTCAATATCGAAAAAGGCAGTTTGTAGTTTAGGACTAGTAATACCAAGATAGTTTTCTTCTAAACAACGGAATACAGGATTGATATCACTTTCCCATATCTTTTTACCATTCTGTATACGTAGTTCTTTATGGAACTCTTTACCGATACGTGTACTAAAGCGGCTTACAGGTGTGTCATAGATAGTACGATGTTTGCCCTTAGGATCATCATAATAAAACACATAAGTTGCTGGAAATTCTCGATATTCGCGAAGACCGTTGTTGCGTTCAACGATATGGATACGATCTTTAGCACGATCGTAGAGTGCGTCTACATAACTCATTTACTCTCCATATGCCACTTATAGCTGGCAAATACTTTTCTACATGCACATTAAGTGTGCGACTCTTTATAGTATATATTCTATTTGTAATAAATGCTATAGATTTCTTTAATATTTAAATCCAAATGATATGTTTGTACTCGGTCTAAACAGAAATGTATTTCATCGTGGTTGTCAGCAAACGTTGTTGATTCTAATAGTTGATCATATCGATCATATGCTCTTTGTATGTGCTTTGATCCCAATTTACGATACTGTTCTAACTTTTCTTTAAGTTCTGGTATTACTGCTTTAGGTATAATCTCAATACCAAAATTAGTTTGCCGATTTAGTACCAGATTAACAGCTGATCCGTAATCTTGTGTTTTAGAACTGTACCTATCATCGAAATACTTCCAAAAATCTAATATATGATGGAAATTTAACGCTGTTATAGTACTAAGCATGTTTATTTTAATATGTTTTAGTTTACTGTCGCGTTGAATATTAACCCAGTCCATTAACATATCGACATTCTTTTCTATACTAGGCCAATGGCTCGGTGTACGCTGTATCGCAGCAATTTCATCTTTGCCATCTAAACTTAGATTTATCCATAGATGATTGTGTTTGCTCAAACTATCCAATAGACGTTTATTAATGTTTGTACAATTAGTACTAGGCCAAACCTTAAGATTCGGGTGATGATCTACTTCTGCCAGATGATCAATAAAATCAACTACTTGAGGAATCAATGTAGGTTCACCGCCTGTAAAGAACATCAACTGTATTTTTGATATATGGTCCTTAAAAATATCCTTAAGGTCTTGTTTTATTGGCCAGTCAAATGTTGTATTGAATGGTAACTGTGCTTCAACACTATGATCTTCGGGGCGACCCAACACGAAACTAATCTCTTTTGGCGAGTCGTGATATCTGGCATAGAATTTTTGAAATTGTGTGCTAAAACCAGGATTACACATTTTACAGGCTAGATTACATAGATTACCGATACTCAATTGAAAATCGTATGCTAGATAATCGTCAGATAGTTCACCCCCATGGGTGCGGGCATACTCTATTCGATCTGTTATATTTTCTAATTTATTTCTTTCGTTAGCGGCTTCTAAGCGTATACTGTTACCTTGTGTATTATCTTCATTCTCCATGTCCCAACAATATCTACATAACTCAGGCTTCTCTCCACGAATCATGGCTAATCTAGTTTCTTTAATTTGTTCGCTGTTCCATGCTTCAGTCAACGTATGGGTTTGTACATTGTATACCTTGCCCTGACTGTCACAGTGCTGTCCATTTGCGGCGGCGCAACAGAACTTAATATCTCCGTTAGGTTCTATATCAGTATGGACAAATGCAAATGCGCAAAGAGTATTACTCATTAGTTAACACCTTATAAAATTCTGAAAAGATTTCAGCATAGGATTGCTCACGTAGTTTATCGTATAAATTTGTATGTCTCCAAAACTCTTTTAATAGTTCTTGTGGATCTTCATAGTCTAATCGGATATAATCTATAATTTCTTTTACTTTAAAATCCCACGATGATTCAGTTAATCTTTTAATATTTAAATTATCTATAATCGCCTGTTTAACTGCTTGTGGGGCAATTCTTACATTTAAATAATTTGGCCTATGTACAATATTTACTGTAGTTTCAATACCCATCGAATGAAAAAAGTTTAGATAATCTATTAGGTAGTAAACATTTAATAGACTTACAGTAATACATACACTAAATTTAATGCTAGTATTAAATTGTGCTAATTGTTGATAACGCTTTAAATTTTCTAATACCTTAGACCAATTAGCAGGATAACGCATATATTCAAATTGATCAGCTATCCCATCTATACTTACAGCTAATTCTACATGATTAAAATTAGCAAACAAGGTATTGAAGTCATCGTGCCATATGGTTCCATTGGTATTAATATGTATATCTTGATGCTTAGAAGATCCTGTGCTGACACTATGCCTTAATACTTCCAATAGCGGATTAATTAATAATGGTTCAGCGCCATATAAATCATAAAATACTATACCGTCGTTCCACTTTTTAAGAGTGTCCCACAAATGATTTTCATCGTCAAAACTATCTCTAATAGAATCATAACGGCTAGCATATTCTTTAAAAGTTATGTTACTAGTATGCTGAGTAGCAGTGTAATGATCTTTATACCACTTACTACTTACATACGGGTTACAGTGGCGGCAAGTTAGATTACATGCGTTGCCAGGCTTTAACATAAACACCCTAGGTTGATCCATTGGCCGAACTTCAGCATAGTCCTGGTTTGCCCTAGTTCTAATGCTAGAGCGGCCAGCGGCTTCTTCGTCCCAACAATCGCGACAATTAGCATGCTGTTGACCATTTAACAATGCTTGTTTTATTTCTTGGCGGGTAGGACTATTCCACCCATCTTCAATCGAGTGAGAATCTAATCGAATAGTTTTTCCCAAGGGGTCTGTAAACAATGTGCGACTCTGATTACATACCGTAACCGTTCCGTCAGTTTGTGTGGCTAAACCCAAGTCTACTAGAGCACAATACTTATTCAACCCAGTAATCCTTTAACTCAGGTAATTGATCAAATATACTATTGCCTCTATAAGCATCACGTAACGTAATAACACGACAGAATTCTAACCAAAGAGCTGTATCTTCTACAGCATTATCTAAATAATTCTCTACGGTAGCAATTAACTCGTGTATTTGATTAGTAGTAATTTCATTGTTAAACCTATGAGAGTACTGTTTAATTATTGGCAGGTGTCTAGCTAATAGTGGCTTAGGTAGATTTGTGAATAAATGATAATTGGGACTATGTAATACAGCAAGATGAAACGTATTATCATCTTTAGCATACCAATCTAATAGTTGCTCAACTCTTAACCAATTTAAATTACTAATAGTAGAATTAATTGCTAACTGCACTGTGTCGATTGATTTAAACTTTTGTAAATTATCATTAAATTGTTGCCAATTACCAGGGAATCTTATATATTCGTTGAGTGCGCCAAAAGCATCAACACTTAGAGCAAGTTCAACTGTTTTAAATTTTAAGAATATATTGCGCCACGATTCGTTAAACACTGTACCATTGGATTGTATTTTAATAGTTAACCTTTTGGCCACTTCAGGGTCAATAGCTGTTAGCCATTGTTTAACCTGTGGGATAATCATAGTTTCGCCGCCACGCAGGTCTAATACTTCAATTTGATCTATATGTTTTTCAATACTTTCAAACATAGCATCAAATGTATTGTTATCAAATGTAAAGTACTGTTGGGGAGTTGTGTCTAACTTTAATTCTATATTTTCAGTTAACATAGCTGAACTATCTTGTGAGAAGCACATTAAACATTTTAAATTACAATAGTTCCCCAAATGAAGTTCTATGGTTCGAAGTTGATTTGTATTAACTATATCCGCTAATTCTTTTTCATGTTTACGGTTAAAGTCTGTGCGCATACTGTAATTCCATGTGGCTTCAGCAGTATAACATGTAGCACACTGTTTTACAGGTACGCCAGCAAGCATATCAGCCTTAACCTGTTGCATAACGGCGCCGTCAAAATAATCCTCTAAACGAACATCTCTAATATTAATTGAATTCTGATCCGAGGAGTAATTACAGCAAGGCAACAAAGCACCCGACGTTCTCATAGTAAGTCTAAAGAATGGAGCCGCACAGAAAGATTTATTGTTCAGCATGATATTTACACTCCTGCCAGAATTCTCGCATTTGAGGGAATACATTTAAAAAGCCGAGATTCCCAGTCTGCATATATTCATCACGTTTATCGTACTCATTAAAAAAACGATAAAAGTCAGCACGCTGTTCTTGAATATACTTAGATTCTTTGGGCTCTTTCATCCAAAGCAAGTTGCGTTCCATGCGCTGTATTTCGTAGTCCTTAAAGCCAACAAAGCTATCGTTGGGCATTTGATTAGCTCGCATAAATGCTATAACATCTTCTAATACTGTGTGATAACTTGCCGGAAGTATCTGTAGACTTTGCCAAGATGGACTGCGTAGTAAAGGTGTATCAAACCAAACACGTTGGTAAGTTTCACTATACAATTCACGTTGATCTAATATAGTCTGCAATAACTGTTTTAATCCTAAGATGTTTAAATTACTCATTGTAATGATGTAGGTTAGACTATTGCGATAAGGTATATGTGTTAGGTAACGATGTACATACGAACTTACACGATGGTAGCTCATGCCCCTACGGATATACGCGGCCTGCGCAGGATCTCCGCTGTCTATGCTAACATATTGCATAAAGTGTTCTATACGTTCACCCTCGCATAGTTGTTTAACTTTGTCTAGGTATTTGTCAAATAGTTCAGGCTCAACACTAAAGTTACTAGTTACGTCTACATGTAAATCACTCTTAGGCAAGGCTAAGATATAATCAAACACGCGATAGGTATTCTTATCCATAAGTGGCTCGCCACCAGTCATACGAAAGTGTTTTAAGCTACCGTATAGTTCAGGCCACCAACGCCAGAACGCTTCTACATAAGGATTAGCTTCACGTACAGGAATAGGCTTACGTCTACCCTCAAAATAACTAGGGTCATTATGCTTATTATTGGTAGGATATGCGCCAAATTTAGCTATATCTTTGCCCCATTCAGTTGAATATTGTGGGCTACAATAGCTACAGGCTAGGTTACAACCATGACTGAAGTTTACTTCTACATAACTAGGAGTAGCATCTTCTAGGCCTGTGCTGTTTACTATTGCATCAAAATGTTCTGCGGCCCAAGGTTCGCCACTACGATAGTGGCGATCACTTAATTGTCCGTTGTCTTCAGCACTCCAACAGTAACTACATTCGCCAGGACGTTCTTGTTTAAGCATGATAACACGTTGTTGTTTCTTATACGCTGTGTTATGTAGGGCACTAGGATTCGTTGCTAATGGGGCAGGATCTATTTCGTGTAGGGGTGGATGGTAACAACTATTAGTCATACCAGTTGTTAGATGTAGACTTACCTGTTGCCATTTAGCCAAGCAGAGGGCAGGACCTAATTGATCCTTCATTAGTTCTGCGCTTGACATAAAATCACTACTCACGAATCATCAGTCCTTGATTTTTAAAGTTACTCTTATAGTGGTGTTTGAAGAACGCACTTTCTTCCGGATCCATGTCTACGATAGGCAAGCCCAGAACACGCCTAAGGGCCTCACCCATCTCGCGGCAATTATCAGGTTCGTGATCTTTATACTTGTCCCACAACTCGGCCAGTACGTCAAAGTCTTGTACTTGACGATAATCCCATTCAGTACACATAGTCAACATAGTACCAGCACGGGCTCCGTATATTGCCCAGAAGCCGTTTTCTACATCAGCACCTACACTTTGCCAAATACATAGATTATCATAGTTGCGACTATGTACACGATTGTTAAATTCTTGTTGCGAAGGCTTTGCTCCGCGGTCTAGACACATCTTAACCCCCTCACGGAATCCAGCACGCCAGGCCTGAAAGGGAGTTTGGTTGGGATATGTTGTACTGTAGCAGTCTGCCATAGCCCAATAGTTTGGATAAAAACAAAACTCAACGTCATTGGCCGCACTACCATCACTGGCTTCATGAGTCTTCATTGCGTAGACAAAGTCTTTTGTCCAACAACTTAGCCCGCCATTACCATACTGTAGACCATTGATGTAGTTACGGGCACGCCAACGGAACACACAGTCTCTATTAGTGTCATCAAGTTTAAGTTGAAGGTTGAAGAACGCAGGATCAGGAAGATTGTCGCCATCAATAAGCACAAAGCGATCAGTACTACTAGCATCTGCGGCTGCTTTGTGTGCGGCATCAGTACCTTTGACTCCATCTACTCTAACAGCCCAAGGCACCATGTTCTGTATTTTGATCCAGTTAGCTTCTTTATTAGGTTCATCATAGGTTAGGTATATTACATCCAAGTCTGCTACGTCAATTATTTCTATTGTCATAAAATTCTATATCCGTATATTCTTCGTCTGCTTCGACTACAATTCCAGCATGTCCTCTTACTATTTTAATACCTTTTGTGCTTTTTGTCAATTGAAAATAATGCATATATACAGGAGCAACATAAATTATTTTACCATCTACTAATCTTAAATTAGACCAATTGTGTGTAATATATAATTCTCTACTTATAGCGACCCAGTTATCTCCATCAGGGAATCCACTACCGGCAAACCCAGTTATCCAGTTGTTCTCATCATAATATGCTCGATATTCCTCGTTAACATTCGATGGTATAAACGATTGCATTGCACTAAGGAATTCTTCTTCACCTATTATATTCATTAAATTCCTTTTCATAATAATGCACTGGGCTGTATTGATTCACATTATTGATACGTAAAATTTCTTTGTCGTATTCGATATTAACATGGTCTGTCCACGGTTGCGTGTCTGCCCAGCCTTGTATCTGTGGTTTCATGTGTACAAAGTTAAAGAAATCTAACGTAGGTATAGTACATTGTTCGATGCCTATTAATTTTGCAGTTAACGCAAATACTACATCGGTCGAGGGCAATTCATCGCATTGTATTAGTTGATCTTTTACAGTGCTCCAATTTGCATATATTAGTCGAGCTATTTTAAAAAATTCTGCTGCAGTCTGACTAAATCTAAAATAATACATGCCACTATAGACATTGGGTAAGTCATTAAGTTCGAATAATTTTCTATATGGTGTGTTAGTTATTGTTTGTTGTTGATAATTTTTGCAATTATAACTAAAGCATACATCGCGCAATCTTAGTGCATATAGCCAATGACTAATATCGCGTGTAAACAATAAATCACTTTCAAGTTTAATTGTTTCTTTAAAAGGTGTAAGGTAAAATACCTGCCATTCGTTTGACATTTTCCACTGTTCGTCTGTTGCATAATCTGTTGGTAATTCAATTATATAATCAAATACTGCTTTATGCTCATCAGTTACTACTGCTAGTGTAGGCGCATCGACAATAACTGCATATTGAGAATTGGGTTGAGTTGCTTTAATATTTTGCGCTTGTATATAGGCAAGGTTAAGATAATCTGTTTGCTGATTATTTTGTGCAATGGTTAAAAACCCAACTTGCGATTTAAATTCACGCATTGATTGCATCCTCAATCAATATGTTACAATCATCCGATAATAAGTACGCTTTACTCATAACATGCAATGACTGCTTTGGCATTGCCCATGCCTGTGTATCTGATTTAACTAGCAATTTTCCATCTTTTAATTTAATTGACTGCACTTTATTGCAAAATGAAACAATAGGCCACGGCAAGTAATTTATTGGGTCTTGACAATACCCATTAAGAATATTATCTGCTATAGTAAACGCATAATCATTGCGATAATTTGATTCGCGTATATTATACAGTTTTTTATAATAACTATAATTACGTTCAATTTTACCAATTAAATCAAACAATAATTTAGTACGCGGAGTTTTATTAAACACAACAACTGTAGCCCATAATGTAGGTAAACTATAAGTACCCATGGCACCAGCGTCGGCTCCGTCTATATATGTATTGTGTCTGGCTATAGTATAATCATTGACTGTGTCTACAATTTTTAATAAATTATCATCAAATATCAAATAATCACTATCTAATAGTATAGTTTGATCATACGGACTGAGTGCGTATGCTTGCGCTCTACCAGCATTATTCCATTGTTCAAATTGACCGGAATCAATCGAATAACGTTGATTTTTACTTTTTATATTGTTAGTAATAATAGTAACTGGTAACTTTAAATAATGCGAGATTAATCGACTAGCACGATGCGCAATAGCTTCATAATCTATTGTATCCGTGTTTGTTGCAAATAAGACAACACCCTTAGATTTTTCTGATTTGTTTAAGTTTGTCATGCTCGATATGCCACAAATTCATTATTGATTGATAATGCTCGCGTGCCGCTGTTAAAAATTCATCACGATTAATCTTAATAGGATTAGAATAGACATCTTCTAAGAATAGTGTGTTATCTGGCCAAGTGGTTACAAATGCTAGTATTGCTGGGCTTATTAAAAATAGTCCGCCGGCATGCACTAAATGTAGATCTGTTAAAATCTTTTCTTTAAGGGTATGTTTATTTTTTTGATAGTCGGTAGCAACACGAATTTGTTCCACTAATTGTTCAACTGTTGATGTCATATAAGTAATTATCTTAATAAATTATAGTCAAAATAAAAGCACTGGATAGTGCTCTTATTATATTACATTATATGATAAGTGTCAACTGTTAGTTAACCGTTGCCGCTGGTGTTACTGTGCCCCATGTTGCTGAGATATTAGTGGATTCTGGTGGAGTAACGGTTACTGCCGCACGCACAGTCATTGAAATTTGATCTTGTGCTGTGTTTGTTGAATCAGCAGCGCCATCATTGTAGTTAATTGTAAACGTTAATGTTGTTCCTAATCCGCCGTTTGCACCTGCGGCTCCTGATACTTTACACAACACCTCAACATAATTGCTAGTATATGCAGCAGTAGTATCTGTTAATCTAATTAGTGTTTGATCTAAAGTTGTTAAATCCCAGAAACCAATACCACTACCGTCAGTAGTTAGTGTACCACCAACACCGGTGCGAGTATTTGTTGATTGATCAAAGTGCAATGTTCCAAATTTTGTACCAAGTAAACTAGTCCAAGCAGTTTCTTTATTATTATCTGAGCCGCCTGCTGGTACACTTAAACTAATACCGATACGACCACCTGCATTAAAGAAATAACGTGCTTGGTCTGCACTACCAAAAGTAATTGTACGTACTTGTTGGAATGTCGTTGGACTTGTTTGGGCCCATGTACCATCGTAGTTGGTAGTGCTCGGTGTTCCACGTGTGCTGTTAAAGTTTAAACGGTTATTATACGCATCTGTAACTTTACCACTCAGGGCACTTAAGTAAGCAATCAAATCGCCCGCAACTGGACTAGTTAAACCAGAACCGCTACCTGCTTGATGTGTTAACATGCTGTTTAAACGAGCAATCATAGTTGACCATTGAGTTGCTGTTACTGTGCCACCTGCTGTTACCGCAGATAACACTGTAGATTGGCCGTATCCTTTGTTACCATTACCAACACCCCATACTGTATTGATATTTGCCACAGCATTATTAGCTGAGCCGTCAGCATTGCCTGTAGCAAAAACATTATAGTGGTCTCTTAATATTACGTCGCCTTGTGCGTATGCCATTGTTTATTTCCTATTAACTATTTAATTTAACTATTGCTTCTACTGTGCCTTCGCCGTCAGTAGTTTTGTCTGTTAGTGCGCGACCGATAACGTTAAATGCTGTCATTTCACTACGGTTCGCAGCACGTGCGCGGCCTTGGCCAGCACTTACCAAACGATCACCTTTCTTAACCTTACCAACTACAAGAACTGGCACACGACCATTTACAGCAATCGGTGGATGTGTTTGATCAGTACCTGCTGTACCATTCATTAAGAATGCAGCTTTTGTACTTATAACGCCAAACACTGCTTCCGACAATTCTTGAACTGCGGCTGTAACTTCTTTAATGCCGCCTAATTCAACTACTGTACCAGCTGGATATGGTTGATCTGCTTCAAAGCGTTCTGCCAAGTCAGCGTATTGTGCTTGTACTGATGTACCGATAAAGCTAACCGCATATACGTTAGCAAACTTGCTAGTCACTGAACCAATGTTAATTGTCGCATTACTTGTTGGCAGCAATGATGTTGATACTGTTGCTTTGGCTAAAATCGCTGTGCCGCTAACTGTTAAATTAGCTGACACTGTTTGACTAGAACTTACAGTTAAGCTGCCTGGGATAGTAACTGCTCTAGTAGTGCCAGTAATTTGAATTGCTGGCTGACTTGTACTACCTTGTTTAATATAAATGTTTAGATCGGCATCATTAACTGTGCCTACTAGATTTACAGCACTACTAGCATAGTTGATATTGAAGTTATCGCTAGAACCAACATAAAAACCAGTGTTATTTTGTACTTTAAAAGTAGCATTAGTTGTTTCATTGGTGTCTTTCTTAAGGAAATTACTAGCTGTAAATCCTTGTAGAGTTAATGCGTTACTTGCGTCACCTGTAAATTGTGCGCCAGTAACTGTTGATGTACTTACCAGATTAAAACCTGGTTTTACATTAGCAAATCCATTGATAGTTGTTTGTGGTGAAAATGTGCTGTCTTTGCTTAATATACCAACTACAGTATTACTAATATAGAATTTAACTATAACATGACTTCCAGAACTACTGTCTGAAACTGTTTCAACGATAGCACCTGAAGTACCTGCTGTGCTAGTATACGCTGGGCCAATAGTTGTCCAAGTACTGCCGCTCCACACTTTTAACTGTGCTGACGCACTGTCCCACCATAGGTCACCTGTTACAGGATTTGCTGGATTTGTGCTGCCGCTGGCTGAGCTAGATATAGGTTTCCAAACACTTCCGTCATACACTTTTAGTACGCTGTTTGCGCTGTCAAACCATAGTTGACCTTTAATAGCATAGCTTGGCGCACTGCCGCTTGAGAAATTCTCTAGCAACTTAACATAGTTTTCATTTAAGAAAACACCATACCCGGCATAGTTTTTACCAATTAGTGTTAAACTTGTACTGGTGTTGTTAACGGTACCATCTGCAATTGTAGCTAATGTTGTTCCAGATGTTGTAGTTATTGTATATGACATATTTGTAACCTATTTAATATTATATTATTTATCTTAAGCATATTAGGAGTATTGAAACCAGAAATCGCCGTCGTTTGATCCACTATCATTTACACCTGCTAGTGGAGCACTAGTACTTACAAATTTAGCACTGCCGCCCCACCATTGTGTGGCTGATTTTACATAACTCGTTGTTGCTACGCTAGCATTACCGGCTTCGTTGTATATTTGGGGTTGTTGAATTGCTGTGGCGCCATTTTTTAAACTAATGCCACTGGCACTACCAGTTAACACCTGTACACCATCAATAACTGCTTCAATACTACCCGGCCCTGCTCCGGTGTCAGTTACTTGTATATAACTATCATTACCATAAATTTTATATAAACTTATTGAATTCTGCACAAAAGCAGTAGTAGCTAGTTGTGTAGTGTTTGTTCCGGTAGTTGCTGTAGGCGCTGTAGGAGTGCCTAATAAATTAGAATCTGTAAAGCTATCGTCTACATACTGTTTAGTTGCTATGCCTGTAGCAGTTGTTGGGTCATCACTAACCTCAACAGCGCCAGTTAACCCGTTAACGTATATAGAACGTGTTAAAACTCCGCCTACGTTAGCATAAACACTAATATCACCGTCTGATGATTGGTTAGTAATAGCAACATCTGTACCAGCGACAGTAATAGCCAAATCACTCCCGGATCCCACAACAATACCATTATCGTTGTTGATTGTTAGTGATCCGATCGACGTATTGTCTATATCAGTTCTAAGATAATTAGCAGCAACTACTCCGCCTAAATAGTTTGCGTTATTTGCTGTAACGTAGAATGTTCCACTGTTAATACTAGTATTAGCTGTTAATCCTTGCTGTACAACAGCATAGCCTGGAATAGCCGGGGAAGGTGTAAAGACTGTGTCTCTGCTGATAATACTTGTACGAGCATTGTTTAAATAGATACTAAGAACCTGATGATTTATTGAACCGTCACTGATTGTTTCCCAGATAGCACCACTCTTGCCGTTTAATTTACTGTAGGCTGGGCCAATTAAAATCCAACTAGATCCATTGTAACCCGATAGTTGATCATTGATAGTATCCCACCATAGGTCGCCTGTGATTGCGCCGGCCGGGGCACTGGTATCAGCAGTCGCCGAACTAATGTTCTTCCATAAGCTACCAGTGTAAACTTTTAAGCGAGTTAAACTGGTGTCCCACCAAATTTGCCCTGCTAGTGGGTTACTTGGACTTGAACCGTAGGCAAAATTCTCTACTAATGCTACTAGATTATCGGTCATAATCTGACCGTAGTTGCTATAGTTACGACCAACTAATGTTAAACTAGTAGATGCTATATCTACTGTACCGTCTAATATAGTGCCTAACGTTGTTCCGTCTGTTTTTCTTATAATGTACGACATGGTTTTATCCTAATTTATATACTGCTCAAATTCGTTAATGTTTGGATACGCACTGTATAATCGATTTGGATCAATCTGTTCAGTGATTTTTGTACTGGGCTAAAAATCACATGTGTAAGTAATGGGCCTGTTCCTTCACCGCTAGGTCCCCAACCTTTTAATCCTAGTTCGTCAAATACGAACTGTCCGTTAATATCTTGACTATTATCGAATACAGCCTGGCCACTTGGCTCGCCGTAGTCTAATAGACAACTTACTATAATGTCACTGTATATCTGACCAGGTACGTGTGTAATTTCTATTTTATTTCTTAACGGATCACTGTTGGCCGCGTTAGTATCATCTACGATTTTATAGTATTGTGGACTATACAAGTCGGCATTTTGTACGTTAGTATTGGTTGGCAAGTATGTAATAACACCAGTGGGGTCAACTGTAGTACCACCATTACCAAAGTGCATTTCTGTAATAAAGTTGGTACCTTTATTACTTAGACTATAGGCAATGGCTTCACTCATGTTTTCATAGTGAATTGCGTTACGTTTGTCAACAAATACTTCTTTAGTTTCGGGATCAAATATTTTAATATGACCCTGAATATGTATGCCGCCGCGTTCATCTGGTTGCTTTTTAGATTGAAAATTTGTTGAATTAAAATTCATTTTAGTATCCATACTCTTATTTATTTCGTTGTCTTTCATTAGTTTAGCCGCCTAGTAATTTGATCCGTTCCGCCAATTGGTTTAGAGCGTCTGATACTGTATAAACATTACTAGTCCAATTTAATGAATTAGCCATGGTAAATGCTACGTTGCCCTCTATACTACCAGTGACTGGTATGGTTAAATTACCAGTATCAGCAAACTGCCAATGATGTGTAACAGAATTGGTAGAATTATGAACACTTATGTTTGCTGATGTAGTTTGAATTGTATATCCATGGACGATGTTAGCATTAGCACTTGGAGCTGCTACATACGCTGACCCACTTGCTGGAGCAATCAATAACGCAGAAGTTGGGGTATCTACTACACGACTACCATTTACAAAATTAATAGCTGTAAATGTTGTCGTACCGTTGGTAATATTAGTAATAGAGCCTGCTTGTACTGCAGCATTTGATACTAAGCTACTTATAGTAGTTTGTTGAGCAGCCGCATTACTTGTTAACGAACCAACTGCTGACTGGAGTACCGCAATATTACCAGATTGAACTGCAGCATTACTAGATAATGTAGCAACGTTTGCAGACACATTGGCGATACTGTTAGTCAATGTTACACTTAAGTTCGCATCACTACCCAACGCAGTAGCCAATTCGTTTAGAGTATCTAATGTACTAGGCGCGCCGCCAACTAACGCAGCAATGTTGGCTGTAATTTTACTATCGACGTAACCCTTCATTGCGGTATTGGCGGTTGTAATGTCTGAACTGACGTTGGCTATTAGGCCGCTTTGTACTCCGGCGTTAGCAGTTATGTTAGCAATTAAGCCCGCTTGTACCGCAGCATTTGATGTTAATATAACTACATTACTTTGTAAAATTGTAACGTTAGATTGTAGACTGCTAATATTGCTAGAGTGGATGATGTCATTTGCTTGTAGATTAGAACCTGTTTGAGACACAACACTTACGTCTGATTGGAGTTGTGCTACGTTGGCTTCGAGCCCGCTGATATCTCCTAAAGAACTAATCAATCCTGCCTGTACTGCGGCGTTACTTGTTAGTGTAGCAATTAAGCCGGCCTGTACTGCAGCGTTACTTTCTAGATCACTTATTTGACCTGTATGTACGCCCACTGCTGAGAACAAAGCTTCAACGTTTGCTTCAATTCCACTAGCATCACCTAATATAGCTACGTTAGCTTCTAATCCAGCAATCAATCCTGCCTGTACTGCGGCGTTACTTGCTAGTGTAGCAACATTGCTCTGTAGTATGGCTATTGAGTCACTCTGGCTACCAGCATTAGCTAATAATGTAGTAAGCGCACCTGCTTGTATAGCTGCGTTGCTGGTTAAGACACTCAATTCTCCCGCTTGTACTGAAGCGTTAGCTGTCAGTGTTGCGAGCTCGCCCGCTTGTACAGCAGCATTACTTGTTAAACTAGCAAGTGTACCTGCTTGTACTGCGGCATTGCTGGTTAGTGTAGCAAGTTCTCCAGACTGAGCACCAGCATTACTTGTTAGTGTTCCCAATTCACCTGCTTGTAAAGCAGCATTTGCTGTGAGTGTTGTCAAAATTCCAGATTGTGTAGCAGCATTAGCTTGTAAGACTGCTATTTCGCCCGACTTAACTGCTAGGTTACTGTAAATGTCTGCTATCGCGCCCGCTTGTACTGCGGCATTACTAGTTAAGTCAGCGATTAATCCACCTTGTACTGCGGCGTTGCTAGTCAAGTTAGCGATAGCACCTGCTTGTACTGCGGCATTGCTAGTTAGTGTAGTAATACTGTCCGCTTGCGCCCCAGCATTGGCTGTGAGATTTGCTAGGTCAACTCCAGCTGGACCTATAATATAATTTGTTAATTGTGTTACATTACCTCGTACTGTGGTTAATGTTCCGGCTACGTTACTAACCAAAGGTATTAGTATATTACCTAATATCGTAGGTGCGCTGGTTAGTTGGCTAATCTTAATTGTCATTTCTATTCCTCAATAATTATATTATCGTCTTCAGTGGTTATTATATTTACCGCATCTTCAGTCACTATACCCACATTGTAGGTTGCTGGTGCTCCTTTTAAGAACAATACCTGTTCCGAGCTACTATCAATTTCAAATGACCCTGCTGTAACGTTTGAGGCCACTAAGCTCCAAACATTTGCTATCACCAATTCAACATTAGAACTAACATTAACATTACCAGCAATACTTACTTCGCCTGACAGGCTAGCAAACAACGGATAAACATTTGATTGCTGACCATTTACATATATTCCAGACAGCAAGTAGTCTACAGGATTTGCAGTTTCTATTATAGGTTTAACATTAGCGTCAACGCCGTTGATTAAAATATTGCCGCCAGCTAAATCAAAACTGTACAAACTACCGAGTACCACAACAACATTTGGGTCTGAGGTAACATTTGCTTGAACAATAACATTAGCATTGCTACCAATTTGTGTTATATAGCTGCCCACCGGAGCTGTGATGTCGCCGTCCATTTGTACTACAACATTACTGTAGGCAAATGTATTTGCGGTATTATAGATATACGATACTATTGTTACATTTCTATCTGTCGCAATATGTGGAACAATCCCTACATTAGACCATACGTTTCCAGAGTACGTAGAATCTATTAATTCTACACCGTTGATTGCTAGGTTGCCAGTAATAGTTTCAAAAGATCCAGTTAAGTATTCTATACTAACAGATGTTACTGAATTAGCATCAGCTGTTACAATTACATTAGTACCAGTCGTTGCCTGTGTGATATAATCACCAACATTAGCAGTAATCACTTTATTTAATACTATCGTTTCCTCTAACACCGGATCAGCTGCTGAAACTGTAATATTAGCGCCTGATGTTGCTTGTGTAAGAATATCTCCCACTTTAGGTGTTACGTTACCACTGAGTCTCAATTGATATGATGGTGTATCTGTTACATGATAAACGTTTTCTATAGCCAGTACACTAGTACTAGCCGTAATGTTACCACCAACTACAGTTTGTCCTATTAGTATATTAGCAACGTTGCTCGACGTAGCAGTAGTGATACTAACTACATTGCTATTAGCGATGATACTTGCGTTAGCTACAATATATCCGCCAATTGTCAATGATGTAGTTTCTGTTGCTAGAGCAACATTACTTAGAATTAGCGCAACATCTGACCCTACTCCGATACTAGTCGAAGGGGCAGCATTTGGAATCAACTGCCTATCACTGGCATCAACTACTAGTGTGCCTGCTGGGTGTACAATCGGCATACCAGTACCTTGCGTACCTCGACGAATTTGTCCTAAGGTGTTAGTTACCAAGTCAATTGTCCAATACGTTATACGCTCGCCGTCGATAAAGATCACTCCAGGTATCCCCGCTAATGTATCGGGGGTACTTAATTTAGCAGCATCAACTACTAAAATCTCTGTGTCTGTAATTGCCAACTCCGTAGCCAACACTGTTGAATATGCGTCAGCAATACGCAAGAAGCTAGTTTCGTTGATAATACTATTAAACAATGGATAGCTACGATTAAAAATTCTATAACCTAAGATGTCAACATTGCCGTTAATTTTAGTATACACTTGTATATCTAAGGTTTCTAGCAATACTCCAGGAATTAATTCTTCCGGAGCATGACTTGAATATGTGTCAACATACGCACCACCATCTACATTAATATCTTCTGGGCGTAGGCCGATATTAGCATCTAAATATGAGCTAGTTATTTGAGTATCAATCCCCGCTGTGCTTACAATAGGGTTACCGTCTTCGTCATAATCAACTTGATCAAACGCACCTGTGTCAAACGGATTAGCATCAGCATAACTAGAATACGCAGAATCTGTGGTATTAACAAATTCTACGTCAGTAATAAGCACGCCTACTACTGCTCCATTAATATTAATATTACCTGCGGTAGTGTCAAACTTAGCAGTACTGTTAAGTATACCTATAACGCTGATTACTGAGTCGCCACCGCTGGTTACTTTAATGTTAGCATCTTCAATACTGCTAATTGACGTTGGAACAACTCCAACATTTGACCATGACCAAGGTGCTGTATTAGCTGCGCTAGCTATGTTACCCCAGGTTGATATTTCTACAGGATTACTATTAACAGCAATGTTGCTACTGTTTAAATCAAAGTCTATTAGATTATTGCGAACAATATAAACTTGATTTGATGTGCCTGATGGGTGTATATTGCTACTAAACACTGTAGCACTAGCCGTAACTGTTGCGTTGGATTGTGGACTATATGTTTGTGTGATTACATCTCCAGCAGCAAGCGCAAGAGAACTACTTAATGTTAATAGATTGTCTGGTCCAGGTTGAGTAATTATGTTACCGCTATCGGCACTAATTGGTGTATCAAATGTTAATTTAACCAACACCTTGCCAGTGAAACCAGGTTGTTGATTAAATCCTAACCCAGTAACCTGTACTCCAGGATATTCTACACCATATAATAATTGTTTAAGATCTTTAGCCGGCATATTATTAGAAGGACTATAATAAGCCATGATACGATCATTAGCATTACTAAAGTCTGCCGGAGCATAAACTGTAAAGTCATTGCTATTAAACACTGCCGTACCTTGTGGAAGGGAGGCGTTTACACTATACCCTACTCCGCCGTAACTTACAATCTCACCAGCCAAATATGATGTATTAGCGGTCCATTCACGAACCGCAGTATCATACCCCACACGATCAAATTTCATTGTTGTACTGATACTACGCACTTGATTATTTTTTAATACAGCGTAGGCTCTTGCCGGTACATCACAACTACCGTTTACAATTATTTGTGGTGTTGTGTCATATCCGTAGCCGTTTGTTAAAACAGTAATACTAGTAACTGTACCAGTATCAGCGTCAAACGTTGCTTCAGCTGTGGCCGCTGTAAACGCGAATTCTTGGAATGTTACTATTCCGTTTACACTATTGATATTTGCCACATCAAGAGTTACAATTAACCCAACAATGTTAGTAACTTTGGCGCTAACACCTAAACCAGTACCTATAGCAGTGTATCCAGTCCGTATACCCACCGTATTATCAACAGTAATAGTATACTCACCTGTCTTGCCCGTAGCCTCAACACTTACTCCGTGACCACTAATAATGCTTATACTAGGTTGACTTACATAGCCACTTCCGGGATCTTCAACGATAATAGATTCAATTTGATGGTTTCTATTAGTATACCATTGGTTATATTCTTGAGTTTGCCATAATTGATGATCTTGGCCTGAACGCTCACCACTAGGACTACGGAACATTTTCATAGTTGTGTCGTAGTATGAGGGCAAATCAAAGTCAGATACGCTGCCTAAGAACTCGTCAGAACTATTATAGTTAATTAAATATTCACGTATTTTTGTAGCATACGGTTTAACTTCGTTGATATAATCTTCGTAGTACGTTTGGTTATCTTTGATATAGTTAGGAAATTGTGTTAGTCCGCGCAATTGATGAACCACACTCACAAAACTAGTTTTAAACATCCAATCAATATATTTTTGTTCAGTGAATACATAGTTTACTAATGTAAAAAAGAACTCATTAAATTTGCCATTTAGTTGACCAGTAAATATGCTATCTTTAAGAGCTGTAATAATATTTCGTATTTCTATACTAGGCACATCTGTAGTAACAGTTAACGTATCAATATTAAATTGTAGTGTTCCGTTCTGTATACCTACAACATTAAACACACCTGCGCTGTCAACAGCAATCAATTGCCATTGGCCGTCACTAGCATTGTTTACTTTAATAATATCGTCAGCCGCATATGGTAATTTTTTAGCATCAACTAACGTATCTGCTACATACGTGGCTTTAGTTAAACTACTATAACCAGTAGAGTACCAATCAACATAATCCCAAAACAAACTAGTTTTATAACTTTGTGTTTGTGTCAATGTCCATGTTTTATTATCTGCTAAAGTATGTAATGTCCACAAACTTTGTAAACTAGTGTTGTTTAATACCAACACCTTATACCCAACAGTTAGTGGTTGTGTATCAATATATAACAATGCTTCTTCTGTATCAACACTTTGATCATATGCGCTCAGTTTGATATTAGGAATATCTTCCTGGGCGGTTAATAACGTTAGATCAAATTGGCGAGCAATAGGGTAATCAACAAACAAAGAATTAACCCAAGTAAGCGCAGAGGTTAGGGCAGTCACTCTATCAACAAACATAGCTTGACGGGGTCTAAAAGCAATACCGTAACGATCAGCTACACTTAAATTGGGATCTGGCACTACTGCGCCGCTGCCATCTTGGCCCGACAAACTGTCTACCAATTTCCTTATAATTTTAGTTGGAATTTCATTTGTAGGATTGTCTTTCTGTACTAATTCATATTCACTATGAATAATGTTAGTATTTTTCTTTAAGGCATAATCGATGTGTAGGATAGTATCCGACGCTGATAGATAGTCAGCTACGTTATAAACAATCACTGCGTTAGAGGCTACAATTGCCGCGTAGGCTGTGCCATTACTTTTAGGATTTTCGATTAAGTTTTGTATAGTTGAAATTGGCAATGTTCTGATGCTGTTAGGAGCATCCATTGTTACTTTGTCTTTAACCCAGAAATAATATTTTTGTGTGATAGTTAAACTATCAACAAAGGTTGTGCTCACATACGCACTATCATCTGCGTACAGCGGGGTGCCATCATATCCTGCAGTCACATACCGGCTTGGCAATACTGTACTTTCAACCCACTCTAACACTTCAATAGTGCTTCCTGGGAAGAAATTACCCCAGTTGATACTACGGTATGTTAGGGTGTCTTGCTCATAATCAACTAGTCTAACTTTGCCTAAATTCCACCACACTTGGCCGACTTGGTTTTGTCCCCAGTAGATGTCTGGATTTATATCAAGATCAGCATTAAATCCTTGATTATAAAGTGCCGGATCCCATGCTGTTTTATATGTAATGTCTTGTTCAGCTTGACCTAGAATCTTGCCCTTAGCAGGATCAATAAATTCTAAGTTAGTTAAAATACTATTTGTTTTTTTGTTGTAGATGTATAAACGTGTAACGCTTTCAATATCGACTTTTGGTTGTTGCCAGCGAATTAATTTCCACCCACGTGTTCTTGCTGGATTGCTAAACAAGTAAATACTGCCCGCATCACGAGCAGTAGTGTCGTCTTTAGGGGCAGTAACTAAAATGTAGTCGCCGATAATATCAATGGCTGCGCCAAACTGGTCAATAGGATTTAAATCACCCGGATCAATTTGTTGATTGTATTGATAACGTCCCGGATGTTCAACGTCGTCACGTGGATCATCATATAGTTCATAGGTGTATACACTACCACTGCCTTTAATTTTATCGTACACACCCGTAGTGTTACTGTCAAAATAGGTAACTTCATTATCAAATGTAGTATAACGTTTTGTGGTGCCTCGTTCGCTAGCAATCAATAGCATATAAGCATTACGAGCTAAAATAACTTTAGTACCAAAATACTCATTGGCCGCACCGAGTGGATTAGTAATAATCTGCATGAATGCGAAAATAGCCATATCAGCATCAGCATAAACTGTACCACTTGCTGACAAAATACGCAAACGATTTTTTGCTACTGTTTTATCACTGTTTAATCTTAAGTAACCGTTTTCGTTAACTGCTGTGATACCTAATAGGTTAGCATCATTGATATCTTGTACTAGGCTGTCTAGACTTGTTCCAGATACCGTAATCTCAAAGTTGTCTAAACGAATTTTGTCACCCGGCGTAAATGTTGGGTTCTTAGCATAGCCGGTGTTAGTACCATAAAGTGTACCGCGGTTGTGGAATTTCCAAACAGCACCAGTGTTATACGATGTATCTTTGTTATAATATGGGGCACCAATATAGAACGCACAATTGTTTGAGCAAATTGTCAGAGACGAGCCAAATCGTGCTCCTTGTTGTATAGCGCCTAAGGTGCCATCAAGTGAGTCAATACCAATTAGTTTTTCTAATAGAGTAAATTTATTAGAATGAATATTAACTATTTTGCCTATACCAATCGGAATATTAAATGTAATTTGGTTGGCACCAGTCTTGGTGTAGTCTGTACCTTCATACACTTCTACATCATCAACTGTTACTTTATATACTGTTGCAATAGTTTCTTCAGTAGTGTACACAGTGTCTTCAGTACTATTGAATGCTTCAATAACACGATCGTAAGCAAATACGCTACCAGCAGCAACGTTTTCTGTATATGAAGCCAAGTTATATGTTACACCGTCAATTACATACGTTGGTGTAGCTGTACCTACTTCTACTGATTTTTGAACTTCTACAACATTGCCTGATATAGTAGTTGAGTATGTAGCGACATTTACTGTAGTGCCAGGGGCACCAATACCCAATTGTGCTCCATTTAGACTAGAATCAATACAATAACCAAATTCACTTCCGGCCGGACCAGAGATAGTTTCGACCAACGCATAATAAGGACGTTGACTAATAGTTAGTGTAGTTCCGCTAGCAATGCTACCAGTTAAGAATGTTAATAAACTACCAGATACTGTATAATCAATATTGGGTATATATGTACGTACATTACTAGTAACTACTAAAGCATTAGCATCTCCGTTAACTTCGGGGGTAAACGGTACTGTAATAGTTGATGTACTTGCTGGAGCAACATTAGTTCCTGATACTTCTGTTATAAAACGTTTTAATCCGTAAACATAAGTTTTGTCGTTGCCTGGGGCGCCTACATACAACCAATGGCCGTATTCATCAAAGGCAAAACCGTAGCCAAACTGGTCACCTGCTACGCCAGCAATAACTTGTCCCCTAGTCCACTCTGTAGTGCCAACGGTTTTATTATAGGTATAGATCATACCTACATTACCTGATCCACTATATGGAGCACTAACTGCCATAACCTCATTGTCACCGTCTACAGCATTAAGTGCTATATCAATGTGATGGCCAAATTGTAGAGTATTTGTAGCATCAGGACTAATTGTTGATGTTTGTACAAACGCATTGTTTACTGTTTTGTCAAATACTGTAACAACCCCCACACCGCCCGCTGACAGTGTGCTACCAACAGCAATAGTATTAGTGTCGTCGCTCATTTTAATTGAACGACCAAACCCATCATTAGATGCGTATTCAGTATTAGTTGCTACAGTCGAAACTGTAGTATTATCAGCAAAATACGCACTATTAGTTACAGCTTGACCATTAATAATAGCCGTATTATAAACACCATCAACGATACTAATAACATTAGCATCGTAAATATCATAATTGCTGATAATACCCACAGCATTACCGGTGATTAGCGTGATGTTTGAAACCACATTGCCGCCGATAGTTAATGTACTTGTGGCATTTGCTAGTGCTACATTACTAAAAGTAATGTATAAATCATTGGTTTTTTCTATGCGTTGCTCTAAATTCCAAGGACGTTGTTTTTCGTAAACTTTCCACAGATTAGTTGCTGAATATGATTGGCCTTGTGTAGCTGTAGTTTCAGCATCAACATCAATCCAAACTTTTTCACCTACTTGCCAGCCATGTGGTGGCATATATTGACGGGTGTCTTCCATAAATTGGAAGCGCAGACTGTCTAATCTAAACAATATACCACTACCGTCTAATGTTGTTAGGGCTGTGGTATCGCCAGTATACAATACCATAATACGTGTCAATGACATTACCTTGTATACTTGATAGAAGCCATCGATGTTTATATCAAAATTACGTAGCATAAACACATCGTTAGCCACAAACTCATGTGGGTAATCTGTTTCTAAAATAATATATCCGTCAAGACTATTTTCAACACGAATAACATGGTGATCAGTTTCTGTAATACGGTAAACATTCCAGTCTTGTTGAAAGTCTTTTGCCACCCAGATTGTATACCCGCTGCCTATTAGGTATAATCTATCTTCTAAATTTTTATAGTTAGCGAGATCAAATATAGTAGCGTCAACATCGTCGATGTTTACATACCCTGCAGTTGGAATGTCGTTGTCATAGTCACTGAAACTGTTGCGTTCTAGTGCTATGTTACCTGTGTACCCTTCAGTAGATTTATATAAATCATTGGCAGAGAATATAGTTACGCCGTTTGAAGTGCTTGGGTCCGTAGTAAATTCTGCTAGGGCCGGATTTACGCCAAACGCACTCTCATTCATTGAGATTTCTAAATAAGGATTTTGATCAAGTGCTCCATATTCACCAACACGAATTGCCCACTCTTCGTAGTATCGAATAGCACTGTTTAAATTATTAAACTGCGCTTGTGTTAGGGCATCGACAGCATTGGCTGTGCCTTTTTGTTTAATATAACCTTTATAGAATTCTACCTGGGTCGTTTCATTTAGGCCAAGGTCATCTAAATAGGCACGCGGTTTGTAACCGATTAAACCATGGCTATACTTAATTGTTTCAGAATCGTTAAAGTATCCGTACGGATCATAGTAGCTCTGTGCTTTAATTGCATTGCTTGCCCAGTTAGGTAATAGACCTTTTTTAATTTGACTATAATCTGCTGTTTTCCAGTAGGTAAAATCAAATGTTTCTGTAGCAATAATATTTTGTAGGGCCACAAAGTATTGATTCTTATATTGTACCAACTCGCCTTTAAGATAATCGCGGCCAGCGGCCCAACTATCAACTTTACCCGAATTATATATAAAACCTGGGGCACTTAAACTACCATCCCATGCGTCTGTTCTTTGTCCGATTAGTTTTAAGCGATACTGTCTATTACCTAACTCTGGTTTGTAAATAATATCGTTGAACACTGTGGTATTGTCGAATATTAAAACATGCTCATACTGAACTAAATCGAGTTCGATGTAACCAATAATCTGGCCATTGGTTATAACTACATTAAAATTAGTAGCTGATCTGTAGACTGTATATTCTGTATTTTTAACTAGTTTAAAATTTTGATCTAATATTTTAGAGCCATGCTGTTTGTCATTGATCTCGTCAATGATTGTACCATTAGTAACTCCACTAATTATGCCGATAGCCGGACTTAATACTATAATGCTGCCAGTGTTCCACCCTTGCTGTGCCCAGAATAAGAATTCTTTGGCAGATAATCTCCAATTCTGAATTTCGCTTAAGGTACCGTTAAGTTGATCAAATTTGAACCCTTGAGCTAGTAGATTACGCTCGTAGCTAATTAAGAAATCTGCTACCTGTTGTTGACTGCGGAATTCATATCCATAAGGAATGCTAAGTTTAGTAGATTGATAGTTATTATAAACTTTGATTTGACTAGATAGAACGTTTACTGTGGTATAATTGTTATTAGCCACGCTAGGAATAATTGTAAAATAAGGATTACTTAAATTGTAACCACGTACACTATACCCGTTACTTGTTTTTTCAACAATTACAGCACTATATGTGATTTTATCAACTGGTGTCGATTTGTGTAGATGAACTTCATAGTTTTCGTTTGGTACTATAATACTGTCATTGGTACTACTAGGTGAGCTTTGTTCAGCTAGCACTTGTAGATATTTTTGATCACTAAAACCTGCCATCTTGTAGGCAAGATTTACATTATAATTTTTCAATAGCGGTGTAATTTTAACGCTAGGATTTATACCTAGATTAGTTAAATAATCTGCGATCCAGTTTAAGTAACCTGCGCTGCGAACCACAGTACCTGAACTAATATCACCGTTAAAATTAATTTTATCTTGTTCGATATGGTGATTACTACCTGTCAAGTATTGGCCTAAACTGTAGTTTGTACTGTAGGTATATGTATCAATTAACAAACCAAAATATCTTGCTGGTTTAGCCACAGCCAAAGCCTGTTGAACAGCAAACGGAAAATCGCTACTCCGTCTCCATGATGTTTCTACAGGGCCGCAGTCACCCACTACCCAGTTGCCGCTAGTACGATTTGCTTGGAATCCTTTAGTTATTGCTTCGGCTGGATTTCTTAGATTACCGTACTCGTCGACTGGTATAACTTGACTTAACCCTGGGCGGGCAAAGTTTAAATCAATTCCCGCACGTGCGCCATCTACAATACGACCTGCTTCTAAGTCATCCCACAATAATTGATTGCCGCCTGTGTAGGGGCCTGGACCATAATAATCTCCCCACCATGTTGGTTTTTCAGTAAAGCCCAGCATTTCCCACGGACGTTGATGCGGTGCGTCAGTATCGTAGAAATAACGATAGATACCTCTCCAACCACCTACTAGTGGTTCACCATCTAAGCGATCAACAAAATTGTTATAATTCCACGAAAACAAATCACTATTTTCGTATGTGCTGTTTGTGCTGTAGTCTAACTTATTGTTGCCTACCCAATTTAAGAAACCCTTACTTAAAATTTGATTAGCTTCTGTTATCGAATATTCATTGTTTCTAAATTTACCGGGTAGTACAGCATAGATATCACTATAAGAACCTATATCAAAAAGTTTAATATTATTATAAATTCGACTTTCTAATTCTAATAGGAATTGGTCTCGATAATCGTTGAACGCAGGTGTTAAGCTACCGTCGTGTCCACGAAGAACATTTATTGGTGTTCTATAAGTATCATCCTCAAAAATTTCTGGTGGAAATTTAGGAAATAAACCTAACTTAGTTGGAGTTTCTGGAATATAGTTACCGTCAGTATTTGAATATTCGTAAATACCCAATACGTCATCTACTTCCAACGCAACAGTGTCAGCTATAGTAATAGCTGGTCGATCAGTATTAAATGTATAGTCACGCCCTAAGATTAACTGAGTTCCGTTTAGGTAAACTAGCACCGCTTGGTTGCTTAATTGATACGCATTAAACACATTAGTAATTTCGTATGTTTTAACTAACGGATCAAAAATAGTGTATCCGGGATCATTAATAATAGTTTTTAGTGGACCGTACGGTACCATATCACTGTAATACCACGGGAATGTACGATTTTTAATTGCGTTGATTGTGGTTAAGATTAAGTCAACACTTGAAATTGGATCAATAGGATCGATGCCCTGTAGGGTTGTACTTAATTCTAAGAATTTATTTTTAAATTTGGTATATTCTTGTTGGGCAAGTCGAATACTGTCCATTAGATTTGCTTGCTCATCTAAGAGGAATATACTTGCGTAAGGTACAGGGGCACTATGTTGTAAGATGTTGCCGCCTTGTGCTTTGATTTCAATGTCTCGTAAATTGCTAGTGCCCAATATGTTACCATCTAGCTCTTTACTATTTTGACTTAATTCAATTAAGTGGTTACGCATTTGTCCTAACGTAACTGTGTCTAGGTCAATATTTTGTGAGTTTAAATCTAAGTTTGTTGGGATTTGGTAATGGCCTAACTGACTAACTTCAGTACTATAAACTAAGATATCAATCTTATCATTGATAGTTAACGTAGAATTGACCGTTACCTTTAAGGTAGAACTATCAAATACCCAGCTATTGGATTTTAAAATCCTATTATTCACATAAACTTTTAGATAAGGAATAGTAGTTTCAGCAACAGGAGCCACATCTAACTTAAATGCCGGCGAACTGCCATCATATTCAAAGGTTAAGATTTGATATTGCTTACTATATTCAGCTACTGTAGACCATACATTGGCAAACGTAATGTTATCTCTGTCAACTATTTTAGCTAAAAAACCAGTATTAACATTACCTGTGACTGTGACACCACCATTGACGTAGGTAAATGTGTCAGTGTCGTAATAGTTTTGAAATTCAATATCTCCTTGAGTTCCAAAATTACGATAGCTTAACCCAAAACCTAATACAGTATCTGCTGTACTAGTAGAACTTCTCTTATAACCAATTACCCGTGTACCCGCAAATGTACTAGCAGTATAGTCAGCAAAACTAACTTCGTTACTATCAACAATGTCGTACAAAGGATCTTGCTGAAGCTCTGTTTTTTGTTGGCATTCTAACCACTGACTACCTGTATACCACCATTGGCTACCTTTATATCGTCCTAATTTAACCACCAACGTATCGTATACGTTGCTGTCACCATCGTCTGCTACAGTCAATTTGATCTGCGGGTCACCTGTTGGCAGACCTGTAGTAGGACTAGCTTCAGTATAAACTAAACTCACTACATAAATTTTATCACGCACCAATGGGTCAATGTCGTTAGCAAATAAAACTCGCAACCCATTAGGATATGCTGTTAGATCTTCACCAAATGCTGTTGTATAATATTTGCCTTCTAGTTCATTAAACGCATTATTAGTAGTGGTGTCAAGAATATCAATCGCCTGCTTGCCTATGCGACCGTAATTAAACAACTGGTAGTTAGACTCAAACTGTACAATAGGGCGTTGCGCACGCAGTACTTGATCAAAGAATGGAACAGTATTGTTATATTCTGCTGTTTTAGTAATTACATCCGAGTGAAACCAACGGTTATTACGAGTCCATGCGTTTAAATCTTGGCTAGAACGAACAATAGTGATGTATTCTGGAAAAACTTCGTTAGGCAATACATCGTTGACTACAGTGCCGCTAGCAATATTAGTTCCGCTAACAGTCATACCTTTAGTAATGTCCGCTACAGATGATAGTGTAATAATGGATGTTTTGCCGGCTGGTACTTCTGTATCAACTATAATAGTACTAGTGCCTATAGTAATAGTAGCACCAGCTAGAATTACATCTGTTGCGGCTTTGCTTACTACTATTTTTTGTAGTGGGTAGTTTGTTGCTATCTCATCATTGTATGATTCCGGAGTAACTAACAACTCCACATCAACTAGTTTAATACTATCGCCTACCCCCTCAACATAAAATTCTTTGTTTTGGTAACTTGTTGGGGTTACATCTGTAGCAAAACGAATCTTAAGTCCACTGGTGAAATCTATACCGTTAGGACTAGTATAGTTGGCTTTGCCCAAAATATCTGCGTCTACATCGATAGTATAACCAGCAGGGTCTACTAGGTTAAGTTCACCATAGATATCAGCATCAATACCATCCTGATAATAAATTTTATTTTGTATACTTGAAATAACAGGCACACGCTCAAAGAGTCCTGTATATTCTTTATAAAATTCTTTATTAGCATTTTGAATTCCGTACTTAATAAAGACTTTTTCATTATAGGCAACATCTTGTACATATATCAATTTGATAATTGGATCACCGCTGCCATTTGTATCAATGAATTTTACTTTCCACACACCATAACGTTGAGCATCTGGTACCACTTCGCCGTTGTCAAAGCCGTCGATTTGTAGCCCATTCTCGTCAAATATGCCGCGGCTTAACCAAGCACCTTCTCCAAGACTAGTCCAATTTGAGACATCAACAAAGATTAATGTTTTTCCATCTAGGCTACCTGTTATTCCGCCGTACTCTGGATGATCTGCTAAGAACCTACTCAGCAATTGATTGTGTAATTCTGTGTAAGGCAACGGGGTAGCGTAGTCTACATTGTAGACTGTCTGCATAGCGTTAAATCTATCCTGAGCATCAGTTTGCGGTACATAAAAAGTAACTGTGCCACTGTCGGCGCCATTGTTTTCTACACCGTATACACTACGAGTAGATACTGTGGGAGTAGCATTTAATTTACCATCTACCCCCAATTCTGTTTGTAGCCAGAACGGATAACCTGACTGAGTTACTTGGAATGTATACTTCCCGCCTCTAGCCAATATTAGCGTATTAACTGTGGCACCATCTGATGTAAAAACATATCGATTAGTGGCCGGATCTCTGCTAACTACAAAATCTTTAGCTAATTCTACAGAGCCAGTGTAAACATCTACAGCATCAGGCCCTTTAGGTAACCAATAGTATTGTGTAAAATTAACAAACTTATCGTAACTAAGTCTTGGATCAAAACTATAATATTCATTGTCAAATAATCGACTTTGATTGTCAACAATCCCACCATAGTATTCGATCTTGTTTAACAGATCTACATAGCTTGAGAAAAATGTAATCTCTTGCTGATCATCTCGAACAACTATACCTGGTTCGAGTTGATAGTGTTGGCGGTCGGCTGAGTCTTCAACAATGTAACTATCTTTGGCTTTGTACGTTGGCGCAAATTTACGGCCGATATAACCATAGATATTTTTAAGATTGGGTTCAGCAATTAGTTGGTCTAAGGTAGCAGACAAAAACTTATCGTTAACGTCTGATTGAAATATCCCTGGTAAAAATTTATTAGTTTTTCTTGCGGCCATTATAACTTGATCCTAAGCAGTATATAGTATTTAAGCGTTTTAAATCTGGTTCAATTGTGCGGCAGTAATGGCGCTGATAACCTGTACGTTATCCACTGTTGCGGCACTTATAATAATTTCATTGTATTCAGCATTGATCTGCATTAAACTGCCAAACGGTGTTGCTGAATTAGCAGGCACTATTACTATACTAGCAATGTTTGGTGTTAAAGTTTGATGTAAATATGCGCTCAATTCACTAAAGTAAAAAGTTTCACCGAAGTCCCAATTAGCTATGTCAAAATAAGCATTAATTGCTGCGATTACGCTGGTCTTAATATCATTGTCACTGACAATTACACTAGGATTCTTAACTACTTTAAACATAGCCTGCAAAGACAATTCCGCTTTAGATCCAAAGATTGGTTTAAATTTAGCAGGATTATAAATTAATGTATCACTGATTGCTTTATATTTTTCTAAGCCGCCAAATTCAATAATTAAATCCTCACCGGTTGGTTTTTCAGGTTCAGCAACTTTATTACTGCTGTCTTGAACCCACGCAACATAGTCCGTAGCATACTGTTTAGTTAACATATACAGGTCAATAATATTGTTTGGACTCGGGTCAATACGACGATAGTTTGGGCTATTATGTCTATATTGAAAGTAAATGTCCTGACGTCCGGTTTTAGCAACATAATTAGTTACTTCAGTAACTACATAGCTAGCGCCTGTTACTGTCAATTGATAAAATGTATTAGTGTCTGGCACATAGAACAATTGCCCATCAACGTATGTTGTTTTATTTGTGTTAATTTCAGTAAGATTTGTATATTCAGACACTACTAACGCATTACTTACTGGAGTTTCTGTGATATAATTCTCGTAATCGGCAGTTTGTTCAAAGTATACATATTTTTTAGTTGTATTGACGCCAGGGGCCACTAACAATTCAAACAATTCTGGATTGTCCGGAGCGCCATCATTATCTGCATCCGGGAATGTGATTAACATTTTATTAGGATTTTCGTAGCCGTCAACGTCGACGATATTTTTATAAACATACCAGGTATAATCGAGTGCCAATCCTGTGCTTACATCGTCCGGCAAATGATTAATTTTCAATACTTTAATTTGGTCGTTAATGGTTAATCCTGTTTTTGGGTCAAAGATCTTAACATCATTATCAAAGTAAAAATTAGTTTCTTTTACACTTTCGAATACATAGTTCAATCCGCGGTATACCACAGTATACGTTTGACCCACAGTTTGGAAATAAATTAACCAACTGCGGTCTGCGCCTTGTCCGCTAGTATCGCCAGTTTGATTAAGACTAAATTCACCGGTGTTAATATCACCGGGTAGAATTAATTTCCATTCACTAGCATCTACATCGTAGCGTAGGCCAAATTCTTCGTAGGCTTGGATATAACCGACCATGCTTTCAACAAGACTTGTTTTAAAATCATTGTTAAATACTGCGTATATTTCAGCAATAATAGCAGTACTAGGAACAATTTGGTTAATAGTAATAGCGCCTGAGCCATTATCAAATATGCCTAGCCCACTATTGGTGCCATCTCCTACAACTTTTACCACAGCGGCATAGATATACTGCTTATCACCAGGATTGCTCACTATACCTGTTTGAATAGTGTTCTGCGCATCAAAATAATTGCCCGTGCCTGCCGAGAATTTAATAATACTACCCGGATGAATGTAACTGTTGTTGTTGCTAACATAATCGCCGATTTGTAATATCGAGCCAAGACTATTAGTGAAGTAGCCGGTACTACCATTGGCTACAGAACTAGCTCTATTCCAATAAACATCAAATACAGAAATCTTTGGATAGAATGAATAAAAATATTGAAGTGTTTCTTTAGCACTAGCAATAGGTTTAACTTGATTGTAGATAACGCGATAGATGTCATTCTTAGTTGAATAATCAAAACTAAACGAATTTTCATATGGGTCGCGGTATAAGATACCATCTTGGCAGAAAATATTAGTCGATGAATACTTACCTGTGGTATCAATAACATCCAAGTAACGACTTACACCAGAGCTAGTACGATTAACAGCTTTGGCTTTTAGTACATTACTAAACAATGTGTAAGGTAAGATATTATAGTCTTCACCTGTTACCATACGATCCTGTGTATAGTATTGCTGAGGTGCTTTTTGACGTATCTCATCAATAGTTTCGCGTGCGCTGGCATTGGCGACTGTGTAGCGCAATCTAGCAGTAAGTGTTATAGTTTCAATACGACCACCACGACTTACATAGTTAATAGGCACTACTACTTTATTCATCTCATTAGGTGTAATTTTATAGCTAAGGCCATTACTTACACGATAGTAGATTCTAAAATTACCCTGCGGAATATTAGCGAATGATCCGTCACCAAATATTAGATCAATTTGATCGTTGGCACGAGTGCTAATTTGATAGACATTTTTGTCAGCTGATTTATTGTAAATTACGTTAGTAACACCCACTGCTGGTACTTTAGTCCATAATACATCCGGATTGCCGTTTGAGTCTAAGCTATACAACCAAACATCAGTATTGTTAATGTTATTAGTGTTAACACTGTACACACGATTCGGGATACTTTCTTGTAGGTTAAAGTCGGCACTCTGCATTTCGCCTTGTTTGAAATACACAAAGAATCCGGTATTAGAACTGTTGTTGCCTAGGTTATCGTTTTTGTATAGAACATTAAACGGATTGCTTGGTTTAGGAGCAGTTTCATATACATACGATTCACCTGCGCTAGTAGGGCTTACTGTTTCGAAGGTCATTGCTGATCCTTCGATGGCGCTTTGGAATGTATAAGTGGCTACCACATTAGGAATTAAATTAATTTGATATTCATCGTTTTGAATACCATTGATTAACTGGCTATTACTAGGTTTGCCAACTACTTGATTGTTACTAAGGCTAGCATTAACTACCGCAGTAAATTGTTCTAGCCAGTTGTCGTTTCCGGCGTCGGCCCAACTAATTAATATACCAGCCAGATCAACTCCGTTACTGTCATAGATAGTTTCTGTCGTACTTACGCTTTCAATTTTAAGGAAACCAGTAGCAGGCAAATTACGCTTTGGTGTATAGCTAATAAGTTTAGCCAGTTTAAAGATACTATCACGACGTTGCGCTGTATCAATGAAATTTTCGCGAGCATTTAAATCTGTACGAAAACTTAGGCTTTGGCCCAAGAACGCAATAAGATCAATTAGAGCAATAAATTCTGAGCTTTCAGTAAAGTCGTTAAAGTCTTCTGGATAATATGTACGCAAATAATCAATCATTGACTTACGAAGTGTTTCGTAGTCGTAGCTTTGAAAGTCCGCATTACGGAAGGTTTGATATATCTTAGTCCAATCTTCAGCAACTAATAAACTGGTTTGTCTTGTGGTGATAGCCATACTAATTTCCCATTATAATGTATTTATTTTAGGAAAAAAGTACGTAGTTTATTGTAGGACTGAGGTTGTTTGAAGTGTCTTATCGAACTGTAATAGCATAGTGACTAGTTGATTCGTCTGTACTGATTTTAGTTCAATCTCAAGTTGAAGGCCTTGTTCGTACTGGGTAATGATTACATTTTCTATAGCCACACGCGGGTCATACTTAATCACGCTGTTAACATCATTGATAATAACGCTTTTGAGCTCTTCAGTTAACGGATCGAATAGAGTATTCCAGATAATAGTGCCAAACTCCGGATTCATCAACTTCTCACCTTTGCGGATGTTGAAGTGGTTTAGTAGATCTTGTTTAATCAACTCCATGTCTGTAATGCGGAACTTGTTAGTTCTACCTACAGTACTAAATCCGCGATATATGTTTGCCATATGAATATTTATCCTGCGTTTACTGTGTGTTTGCTGAGGCTACTTTTGGGCCCAACACACTCACCGCATACTTACCATTTTGGAAGTACGTATCACCAGTAGTTTGATTAGCATCTGCGCCGCCACCACCTCGACGCCATAACCAAGCACCAGAACCTTCCGGATATTTTTTGCTAGGAGGTCCACCGGCACCCAATAAATGACCCACAGCTAACACTCCGCCAACTTGATCCGGTGGCATGTCTTTAGTAATTGTGCCAGTTTTTAACATAGCACTATAATTGCTACTAGTGTAGTTTGCCATCTGCTGTTCTTGAGCTGCTTCATTGTCAAGGAATTCTTGTAGGCTAGCAGGTTTGCCCTCGCCGCCTATCCAGTTATTTGGATTATTTAATTGGGCATTAGACTTACACGAGCTCTTAACTAACTTGCCATCAATCAATGCTTCATAACCCATTTGGTATTTGCCTACGTAACCGTAGTCATTAACCACGTGATATTGATCTGGAAATTTCTTAGGGTCAAATCCACCGCTTTCACTCTTGCCCATCTGAGCATAATAGGCCGTTGTTTGATCAGCAGTTAGATTTCCAATAGCAGCTTTGGCTACTGGTTGCTTGCTTAGATCTTTAGTAGATCCTGGATTAGTTACTGCCGTGCCTTGATTGTTTTTAGTTTTATCTTGTGTTCCTGTATAGGCACTAGGTTGTACTCCGGGTTTAGTTGCCGAAGCTGTTGGTATTGCTGAGCGATCATACGGCTCATGGGTGGGTGCTATTGTAACAATTGTTGATAATTTTTTTGGTTTAATTTCCCATAAGCGATTGCCGGTGTTTAATTCAGTTTCCGATAGCTGATTTACTGTAAGTTTTTTAATATCTTTTAAACTGGCACCAGGATCTGTGTTCTGTGTTATTGTGCTACCGCGCAAAGACATCTTACTACTACTTTTTAGAGAAATAGTACCTGCTGCGTCTACGTTAAATGCGCCGCCCGATTTGATTGTAGAGTCAGTGCCTGACTGTACAGCAAATGCGTTTTTTGTAATGAAATTAGTAGTGGCGCTTTCTACTTGATAGTTACTACCTGCGCTAAAGTTAATATTATTTTTAGCATTTATATTAATGTCAGTGTCGCTGTGTAGATTAAATGCGCCTTCTGTGCGAATATTGACTCCGTTTTTGGCATAGATATTCAGCAGGCCACCTTTATCAGCACCAAAGCCCAATTCTATCCAGACTAAACCGTCAGCGTTACTAACATAAAACGTATTCTTAGTATCGTGCATCATAATCTGATGCCCACTTGCTGTACGCATCCGTATTAATTGATCTTTGCCGGTGTTGGCATCACCGTCGTCCATAACGAATGTGTGGCCGCCGACTCGTGTAGTAATTGCGTAGTCATCTTCGGTTAAGGTGCCGTCTGCTACTTTTTGAGCAATTATTGATTTTTTAGGTTCTTCCGCAGGATCTTCGCCAAATTTTGGACGACCTGGTGTGCTAATACCGAATACCATACTAGGAGTTTCGCGTTGGCTACTACTAGAAATTGTGCCGCGGGCACTGTCTCTATCTAACCCTTGTGTGACTAATATATTAAATTGGGGTTCGTGTATAGGTTTGGGATTTGTAACAAAACCAGAATTAGTTACTTTGGTTAGATCATTGGTGTTAAATTCAGTCACTGGATATTGTGTGCCTGTAGTTAACGATTTTTTAACTTCATCATTAGCAAGTTCAGTATCAGTATCAGTTGTGCTGCCCATAGCCGGCAACATATAGCGACTGATGCTACTGTTAACACAGGCTACCCAGTAGCCTTTAATAGGGTCGCCACCGATGAACAACACAATAACTTCTACGCCAATGTCGGGCGGTACCATCCACATACCGTATGTATGCGGAACTTCGGTATATTGATTTTTAGTAGTAGCTGATTTTTTAATGTTAGTCTGGCCCATAAATGGACTAGCATAACTTACTGTTCGCCAGTTTTGTGGTTCATCAGGATCGCCGCCCAATTCTGGAATCCATACCTGTAGACGGCCACAGTAGGTGGGGTCTAAATTATTTTTAACTATACCAATATAGGGAAATGGATCTACACGCACACCACTCGCATCTTCTCTGCGATATGATTTGCCTACTTTTGTCCCTATTCTACGATCGATTGCCATAATTAATCACCTTGATCTGGATATCTAACCATATCCAACGTTTGTATAAATTTGCCGGCTTCAAATGTACTATCAACAGCTATTACATGATATAATCCAGTATATCCGTCAGAGTTAAATCTGTCATCATACTTAATCTCGCCCGTTTCGTCATCCATGTCTGCCGGAGTTCTAAAGGTCAAGTCAACTAGTACTTCTTTAGTATCAGTTATAAGCGACCCGTTTTCAGTAACTACTCTAGATTCTCTAGCGACCCAGCCCGCGTTATCCGAAACTACGCTATAAAAAATATCATCTTGTTTAATGTACTCAGGATCACCTATGATTTTCATCCTAACACGAATCATGTCAGCGACACTTTGTGAAGCTAGGCTAGCAGCTAGATCAGCGGCAGTAATATCTGCTGCGGATTTCGCTCCGCCCGTAGCTACCTGGCGTTGGTCTGGCAATCTGTAATGAAATGTTTTTGGAGTCAATGTCCGTTGTCTAGTATTATTAGGGTCAACTACTTCACAACTCGATCCAGTATCGTAGTAACTGTCTACACCCGATAACGACATTTCGGTTGTTTTATAAGCTGTTTTAGCAGTGTAATATGCAGCATTAAATTCTAAATCTAATTCGATGATATCATCATTTTCACCAGTGTAGATATAATTATAATATTTTACCGCATACTTTCTATCTGCTTTGCCCTGAGGTGCTTCTATCATGCGAACATTACTCACTTCGTACGGTAGTATGCTATAGGTAATTAATTTAGCAAAGGTATTTGTAGATTCATCGTAGTTCAATAACTTAATCTGTGGGATAATTTTAAACCAATTAAGAGGTTTATCTTTATTCGCTTCTAGTTTGGCTTGATATGTTGCTTGGTTAACTTCACCGTCGGGTATAGCTAATTGGCTACGCACATACTCACTATTTCTTATAATCATTGCTATAACATTATCTATAGGAGTAGCATAGCTGATAGGCAATATACGTTGATTAAAATTTAATACACTTGTTTTGCCGCCTTGGCGCAGAATAGGAGCCGACGCTACATCTGCCATCGGTACAGTTTTTGGGCTGTTATCGTCTGCTGCAGCAAAAATAACACTTTCTCCAATGGTTTGATCAAAGGCAAAGTCGTATCGATTGGCATATTTAACTTTGTTAGTTCTTTCTAGTTGTATCATATAGGCATTTAAAGCATCTGCGTACGACTTTGCTTTATAAAGCTCTTCTTTATAGTTTGATATTAATATACTTGGTATAATAGTGCCGTCACCTCTGGTGACCGACGGAGGTTGTGTTATTTGTACAGTTTCACTTGATGCTTTGAAAAATCCTGCTACAGTACCAGCAGTAATCTCCATTGCCACAGGAGTACTAACTAATGTTTCATCAAACGCCTGATGATTAAATGGAATTGCTGTTACGTGATATTCTGACCCTCTACTAGATAATTTTGTATTAATCTGTAATATTCTAATAGGTATACGTTTAGTAATGTTAGGGATTGGTGCTATTAAATTTCCATCATCGTCGGAACCAAAAAAGTCAATCTGTAACAGGTATGGGTTAGCTAAGTAATTCCAAGGTTGTCCTATATCATCTGACGCGGCCAGCAATCGGTTTAACAAAGTAAGACCGTACGGTTCTATTAGATTAAATTTAATATCAACAGTATTAGTACTTCGATTTGCTTCACCCAATCCTATAAAAGATTTAATATCTAAACTTTGAAAATAAAAGTCTTCTCCAAAATATGTATTACGATTAAAGGCACTAGCGCCAGATTGTTCGTTCCAACGGCCAGCACTGGATATTAGAACATTTGTGGGTGTGTACTCGTTGCCGTCTACTATACCATTATAGTCGTCAACACTTAATAAGTGTAAACTAAGACTATACGTATAACTCGGATACTCGTGTAAGGGGTTAGGGCGATTATAAGGAGCAGTGACCTCTTCAGCATTTATTGCCATCGATTATAATCCTAATGTTGATACAATAGTTGCTTTTTTAGGCACATAAATTATATTGCCTGGCACAAAATCAAAGATAGGATCTTGTAGCTCATCAGGATTGCGAGCTGCAAATACCCACCATAGGCTAGCACTACCGTATATGTCATGTGCTAATAGATCTGGGCGATGCTCGTATACAGCATCAATTTCGTAATGTGTGTCGCTATCATTCTTAGGAATAACTCGATCTACCATTACATCTAAGAATGAACCAAATGTTTTCGTAGTATAATACGGACTACTTTTACTATATGAAATTTTTGATGCCATTATAAGAAACTCCCATTCCCTTTAAGCAGCTTACCTGCAGCAAAATCATCGAGATTAAATTTATCATGTAGTGTTTTGCGGCTGTAGACTGGACGTAGCGTAATACTTATACTACTAGATGTTGGTAATCTTGTTTTTGTGCTGGTAGTTTCATAATCATTTCCATCTACTGTAGATGATACAGATACATCAACATAGTCAGTATCACTAGGTAAGTTATGTGAAAATGCTGTTAACACGCAAGGTACATGAGGGAAATAATGTTCACCGTAACCATCTAAGTATACCATCGGCGGCGGGTTTCCTGATGCTTGTCCTGATTGGCCGTCTACTCCAAAAAACATCTTAGTACATGCTCTAAAGAAATATATAGCACCAAGTAAATACTGACCTTCTGTTGCGTCTTGGACTGTAAAGTCGCCAGTAATTTGTATGTCATTAACTTCACTGCTTTGATAAAACTGCATAGCATAGTTGCTGTGCGTTAGTGTTTGGCTATTATATGTTGCTGAGTGTGTTACACTAATACTTGGAGTGTACGGAAAAATAACACCGTTAGTTTCAACTAGCGGCTGCATAACATGTGCCATAGTATTTTTATAAAATAATGTGCTCGAGTCCGACAAGCTGATACGAACACGCCAATCGTCTTCGGGTGCTGTTGGTGATGTTGAGTCTGACATAAATCTTACAGCATTTCTGTTTAGATTAGTCGCCCCGCCACCAAGACCCAATCCAGAAAAATATCTACGTATGTCAGACGAGTTATATCCCGGACCATTTGGATTTAGTATGTTCGATATTGCTGGAATGACTGCCATGTTTTTTTCCTTTTTCTCTTGCTATAGTATATTTATAGACTATATAATAGTAGTAGTTAAAAGGAATCCAAGGGTGAAAAAACACAATTATCTAAACAATAAAGATATACTAAAAGAAATACACAAAAGCAAATTAAATTACTGTAGTTTTATAGATCCAAGTGTTACCAGTTACGACACTATCGTTACTAATGTTTCGTCAATTACTAAGAAAAATGTCGCAGAAGCTCGTAAATTGCGTGCTGAGCGCCTAGCCAAAGAGGCTCAGGAAGCTGAGTTGCTAGCAGGCAACAAACGCAAGCTAGACGAGTTTGCGATTCCTGTAGAAAATATTCCTGTTACTGATGTGGTGTTTCGTGTTATGACCTGGGAGCATATTCCGATTGACGAAGCAAAGCAACGCAAAGCTGATGCTAAACTAGCGGAAGAATTAGAAGATGACGACGTGTTCGAAACCGAATACGACGAGCTGGCTGTCGCAGTCAAAGCACCCGCTAAGTATGTTAAGGTGAATTTCCCTCCATTCCTGCACTACCGAGTCACTGAGGAGTTTGAACCAGTTGTAGTCGGTAAAAGTCATTGGACTAACGGACTTAATCCGGGCGAGTTCAGCAAAGATCACGGACAAATGACTCCTAAGCTAGCACACATGTTTGTTAAACTATGTGAACGCTATGCTACTAGATCAAACTGGCGTGGCTATACCTACAATGATGAAATGCGCAGTCAGGCATTGTTACAGTTAAGTCAAATTGGCCTACAGTTTGACGAAGCTAAAAGTCAAAATCCATTTGCCTATTACACAGCGGCAATTACCAATAGCTTTACACGTGTCCTAAACATTGAAAAGCGTAATCAAAATATCCGTGATGATATTTTAGAAATGAACAACTACACACCGTCATACACTCGTCAGGGTGATTGGGGTGGCGGTGGTTGGGGTGCTGATGAATAAATTTGATTTTTTAAATCAATATACAGTATTATGCGAGTACGACTTAGACCAGCTGTACTCGCAACCTAGCTCTTTTTTATATCGGTTTTTAAAGCCAATCAAAAAAGATATTTTTTTGCCTGCAGAAAGACTAGTATTTTATACGTTCTCAAAAACAGATACAGCTCTTTTAGAGCACCTGTATCAAACATTGCTACGCATCGATATCCCAGATTTTTTTATTATAATTGTTTCAAATCAGCAAACCACTGTTGAATATCTAAATAATAAATTAAATGTTATTTTAGTAGAGCATGCTGAAACTGTTATTCCTTATAAAAAACCGTTGTTCAATTTAAATAACCAATTTTGTGCCCATGCTTGGGTGGGCATACATATTTTTCCCGATGGTACAGCAGGACCATGCTGCGATATTAGCAGTAAAATAACTGACTCTGGGGAATTTCTCAATATCAAAGATCATTCGGTAACTGAACTACTAGGCAGTGATTGGATGGCAAACTTAAGACAACAATTTAGAGATGGGCAAAAGCCAACAGCGTGTGACACTTGTTGGAACAGAGAAGATTCAGGCTTAGAAAGTAGACGAACACTATCAGAGTATAAGTTAAAAAATGTGTATGATTTAATAGATTGGGAAAATGAAGGTCAGCTATTATATTTTGGTGGGGGTACCGGAAATATATGTAATCTAAGATGTAGAATTTGTAGCGGAGAATTTAGTTCTTCTATTGCGTCTGAAGAATTACAGCAATTACCACTCAGTGATAGAAAAGGGTCGCCATATCATACTCTAATAGAATCCGGTAAATGGGCAATGGATCCTAAATTTTGGGATCAACTTAAGCAACATTCCGTTACTATCAAAAATTTTGAACTGTTAGGTGGTGAGCCGTTACTACTAAAACAAAATATAGAATTCTTAAATTTTTTAGTAACTTCTAAATTAAGTCAACAAACTATTTTGTACATTACTACCAATGGCACTGATATATCTGGTATTATACCGTTTGCTGATAAATTTGAAAGATTAGAAATAACAGTTAGTGTTGATAATATCAATGAAAAATTTGAACTAGAGCGGTATGGGGCAAAGTGGGATAATGTTGCTAATAATATACAACAACTAATTAGTTTGCCCACAGTTAAAATTGGTATTTCTACAGTAGTAAGTATACAAAATGTATATTATATTCCCGAGTTTTTAGATTGGATTAATTCGATTAATGTCGACAGCACCTACTTCTATTATATAAGCGATCCCAAATATCAATCTATCAGCAAGTTAACACCTAATGCTAAAAAATTAGTGTTAGGTAAACTAACAGCAATACATAATCACAAGCATCAGGCACACATCAATGATATAGTTGAGATAATTAATGTTTCATTAGGGTCTGACGGGCAAGAATTTGTTAACCAAATGAAGAGATTAGACCAAATTAGAAATCAAGATTTCTCTAAGACACACCCCGAGATAGCCAAAGCTATGGGTTATGAGTAGACTTTACTTTTATAGAGTGTTATACTAATTACTATGGCAAACTTATTTAAAAAAGCAGCAGTGCTTACTGATATCCATTTCGGCTTAAAGTCTAACAGTCAGCTACACAATGATGATTGTTTAAACTTTGTTAAATGGTTTATAACCAAGGCAAAAGAAGAAGGGTGCGACGTTTGCTTTATGCTAGGTGATTGGCATAATAATCGAGCGGCTATCAACATTGTTACCTTAAACTATAGCCTAACAGCATTAGAGTTGTTGGGCAAAGCCTTTGACCGTGTTATCTTTATTCCAGGTAATCATGATTTATATTATCGTGACAAGCGTGATATACAGTCAGCTGAATGGGCTAGACACATTCCTAACATTGAAATCGTAAATGATTTCTATAGTGAAGGTGATGTTGCCATTGTGCCGTGGTTAGTAGGCGATGACTATAAAAAGATTCCTAAAATGAATGCCAAGTATATGTTTGGCCATTTTGAATTACCACACTTCTTTATGAATGCCATGGTACAGATGCCAGAGCATGGTGAATTGCGTAGAGAGCACTTTGGTCATATCGATCATATGTTTAGCGGACACTTCCACAAACGTCAAACTAGTAAGAATGTTACTTATATTGGTAATGCGTTTCCACACAACTACGCAGACGCCGGCGATGATGAACGTGGTATGATGATACTTACTTGGGGTGAAGATCCAGAGTTCCATGCTTGGCCGGGTCAACCCAAATATCGTGTATACAGTTTAAGTGATGTATTGCGCACGCCAGACACATTATTATTAGCAGACATGCACTGTCGCGTTAATATTGATGTTGATATTACCTACGAAGAAGCTACGTTTATTAAAGAAACATTTGTTGGTACATACAATCTACGTGAGCTTACCTTAATTCCTGTTAAAAACATGGACATCGGGCAAGACATACAATTAGGTAACATTGCTTTTGAAAGTATTGATACTATTGTTACTAACCAATTGACTAATATTAATAGCGATCACTATGATCCGAATTTACTTTTAGACATTTATCGCCACTTATAATGCCATTTTTATTTGTTGACTACGATCAAGGGGCAGGCGGAGAATACCTCAGTTATATTTTAAGTCAAGCACCACAAAGTACCCCCATTAACGGATTTAAAACAAGCACAGGTAGGTATAAGGTTAACGATTGTTTTGAGCAAGAGTTCCTTAAACCTATTCCTAATCCGCAGATACGACGTGCGCATAATACATTATACGAAATTGTACCAACACATCGGCACGTAGAGCTTGCTAGATCTATGTTAGATGATGTTAAAAGTCTACGTATTCAAAATCCCCACGACGAACAGTTGTGGAAATATCTTAAAAATCAACAATTGACTAAGGTGTTACTAGTAAAAGAGCCAATCGGTGATATGTTTGTCGGCCAAGTGAAGATTCTTGCTAGAACCGCAAAGAATCCTAATTTTTTAAAAATGATCAATTATCAAATGGACAATCTGTCATTGATCCTTACAGCCGAAAACATAGATCCTACTGAGGAAAACAGACAAAAGGCCATTGAGATGCTGTATATTAGAGAACCTGAACCCGCAACTGAGTATAATTTAACCATAGCATACGAACAGCTAATACAGGAACCCACGCAGGTTAGAGCAATGATCTTAAATACATTTGGAATAGATGTAGATATTGACCAGCTGTCTGTGTACAAAACTAACTATGAAAATAGATCGTCTTGATTTTATGATTGCGTATGCGTGTAACCTTGCTTGCCGAGGTTGCGTAAGCCTTAGCGACCTTGACCGTAAAGGTGTTGCTAGCCTGACTGAAATAGAATCGTGGAGTCAAGAATGGTCTAAGGTTATACATCCTAATATTATTACTTTATTCGGCGGTGAACCAACCCTCCATCCTAAACTAATAGATGTTTGTAGAACAATTAAATTCTATTGGCCTGATGCTACTTTACGACTAATTACCAACGGGTATCTATTAGACAACTTTGCCAGTGATGCTTGGTACGAATTTACACCGTTTGAAGTGCAGGTTAGCGTACATCGTAAAGATCACGAGCACCTAATAAATGCCAATATTAAACAAATATTATCACATCACAGAGATTGGCGTATGGCGCAATACGGCGGTAGTGACCACAAACAAATTGAGTGGCATCGCCCTGGATTTAAAATTTACAAAAGTAAATTTGGTGAATTTGTAACACCGTATGCTGTTGAAGGCAGTAGTATTAAGGCTGCTAACGGCGATCCGGCTGGCGCACATCGCATCTGTGGTGCGCCCAATACCCCTGTGTTATATAAAAATAAGCTATACAAATGCCCAGCTGTAGCCAATGCTATAGATTATACAGGTGAGAATTGGTTTGCTTATCAGGCGTTGTCTAGCACAGACGACCTAACACAATTTATCGGCCTGATAGGAAAACCAGAGTCAGTGTGTGCGCAGTGTCCTGATCAAACACAAGCTGTAATTTTTGATCATTTACTTAAGGATAACGTCATTGTCAGACAAAAAAGTATTAATTAGTGGTTGCGGTATTACGTGGAGTGATCAAAAGCGTAAGACTTGGGGTAATGTCCTAAAGTTAACAGGCCTTAAGATTATCGATGTAGGCGGGCCTGCTGTTAGCAACCAATGGATCTTAAATCGAGCAATTAGTTATGTGTTGAACAATCCTGTTGACTATGTTGTTATTCAGTTGAGTTCTTTAGGCAAATTAGATGTAGAGGTTAATGCTGTTAGAGAATTAAGTTTGGTTAAATCAGATTCTTTAAGAAATTTTACTGTAGATGGCATTTGGCCAAGCAGTAATAGCCTAGAACATCCCTCTAAGCAGATGTGGTTTGATTATTTGTATAGTCCCAGACTAGAGTTACAAGACTTAGAAATAAAACTTAAGTTGCTAAGGTTCTATTGCGATCATAAAAACATTCCACTGTTAGTGCTAAAAGGGTACGACATACCTGTTGATAGTTTTAAAGAATTAATCTACAACGAACAGAGTTTATACGATCAATATGTTAGCGATGAATTTTATGTTTATCACGATTCAACTGAACAAAACTCTGTACCGTGTTTAGAATTTCAATTCCGATTAGCTAAACTTATAGAGCAAGCACTGGCACTAGGAGTCGGTGATAAGATTGATAAAATACAAGCGCAATATTGGCAAAATAAACGTTGATCTATTATTACTAATCCTGTAAACTTTAAATTATGTTTAAAATAAAATATCTCACAGTTAAAAACTTTATGAGTGTAGGTAATGCTACACAGGCTGTCAACTTTGACCGGCAAGACTTAACTTTAGTCTTAGGCGAAAACGTTGACCTAGGTGGCGACGACAGTGGCGCACGTAACGGCACTGGTAAAACTACTATCATTAACGCACTGTCGTATGCCTTATACGGTACAGCACTTACCAACATTAAGAAAGATAACTTAATTAATAAAACTAATGCTAAGGGTATGTTAGTTACTATTGATTTTGAAGTTAACGGTATTGACTACCGTATTGAGCGTGGACGCAAGTCAAACGTACTTAAATTTTACATCGGTGATCAAGAGCAAGAAGCCAAAGACGATAATAGTCAAGGTGATAGCCGTGAGACTCAGCAGGAGATTGAACGCTTACTAGGCATGAGTCACGATATGTTCAAACATATTGTCGCACTTAACACCTATACAGAACCATTCCTAAGTCTTAAGGCCAACGACCAACGCACTATTATTGAACAGTTACTTGGTATCACTTTACTAAGTGAAAAGGCTGATTTACTTAAAGAACAGGGTAAGGCTACTAAGGAAGCAATTACCCAAGAAGAATACAATATTAAGGCTATAACTGACGCAAATAAGCGTATAGAAGAACAAATTGACAGCCTAAAACGTCGACAAACTATGTGGACTACTAAGTACGCAGATGATGTAGCAAAACTACAAACTGCCTTAGATGAGTTGCTTAAAATTGATATTGACAGTGAAATTCAAGCACATAAAGATCTAACTGCGTATAATCAAAAGCGCAAGGACTTAGGTGACTTAGACAAGGCTATCTTGCGTGCCGATAGTGATTGTGTTCGTGAACAAAAATTAGTAGACAAAACGGAAAAAGAAATTGCCGACTTAGAAGCGCATACTTGTTATGCTTGTGGGCAAACATTCCATGATAACAAGCACGAAGAAGTTTTAGCAGGTAAACGTGCTACTTTAGCAGAAGCACACAAACAGTACATTGAATTATACGGACAGTTACAATTGTTCCAAGCAACTAGAAAAGAGCTAGGTGAGTTAGGTCAACAGCCTAAGGTGTTCTACGATAAAGAAGAAGATGCTATCCATCATCGTAGTACTGTGGCTAGCTTACAAACACAGCTAGCAGGTAAGGTTGCCGAAACTGATCCCTACAATGAACAAATTGAAGAAATGAAGACCACAGCTTTAGCTGAAATTGATTACACTGTAATGAATGAGCTGATGCGTGTTAAAGAACATCAAGAATTCTTATTAAAACTATTAACAAACAAAGATTCGTTTATACGTAAACGTATCATTGACCAGAACTTAAGCTACTTAAACGCACGCTTAAGTTATTACTTAGATAAGATTGGCTTACCGCATAGTGTTAAGTTCCTAAACGATCTAAGTGTAGAAATTCAAGAGCTAGGGCGCGAGTTAGATTTTGATAACTTGAGCCGTGGTGAACGTAATAGACTTATCCTTAGCTTGTCATGGGCATTCCGTGATGTGTGGGAAAGCCTATATCAACCAATTAACTTATTGTTTATCGATGAGCTTGTTGATTCGGGTATGGATACGTCGGGTGTTGAAAATGCCCTGGCTATCCTTAAGAAAATGACTAGAGAAAATAACAAATCTATTTGGTTAGTGTCGCACAAAGATGAACTAGCAGGTCGTGTAAACAATATTTTAACAGTAGTAAAAGAGAATGGGTTTACAACCTATAACAACGATGTAGAAATAAAATAATTCAACCACCACTACAGGTGGTTAAATAACAGACAACAGGAGACAATTATGTCAATTCATGAAGATATTTTAGCAGCAGTAGCAGTATACACAGATGAAAGCGCAAAGTTTGAAGACAAGGGCGTTAAAGCAGCGGCAGCACGTGCTCGTGGCGCTTTAGGTGACTTGGCTAAATTAGCTAAAGCTCGTCGTGCAGAAATCCAAGAGAAGAAAAATGCGATGGCTGCGAAATAAATAGTATCATGGCATACGAATATCCTTGGACGTACAATGGTGTAATATTTGACTCCGAGGATATTCAAACTTATTATGGCTTTATATATAGAATAACAAATACGACCAACGGGCACGATTACATCGGCCGCAAATACTTTACTACCATCAAAAAGAGACCACCTCTAAAAGGCAAGAAAAATAAACGACACGAAGTCATAGAAACAGACTGGAAAGATTATTGGGGCTCATCACACCGCTTAATAGAAGATATTGAGCAAC